TGGCTCCCCCTGTTGGACTCGAACCAACGACCCTGCGGTTAACAGTGTTTGTGACGCGAATATCAAACAGTGTCATTTGATTCCATGCAGTGTAGAACCGTGATTTTTCCCATATAACGCAATTAATAAACGGTTCGCGTGGTGCGAAAAATCGCTAAATAATAATAGTGTTAGACAATTGTTAGACGGTTTGCTTGCTGTTGTTTTATATAGCGGAGTGGAGCAGTTTATGCCTTCGCTTATAGATAGTAACATCTGCCTTATTAGCTCAGTGGAAGAGCGTCCGGCTGTTAACCGGAAGCGCGTTGGTTCAAATCCAACATAAGGCTCCAATATCCCGTATTGCGCAACGGGGACGTGTGGATTGTGCCACAAGCTCGGTACGTCAGACCGCCCGCACCTCTCAACGATGTGTCCCAGTGGTGTCAAATCCGAGTATCTGCATCCTTGGCTCAATGGTAGAGCGGCTGTCCTGTAAGCAGCGGGTTGCGTGTTCGAGTCACGCAGGATGCTCCAAAAATCCAAGCACGAGGAAGCGCGAGAAGTTAAGTGTCGGACTGCCTGAGCGCTCGGCGGCGGCTTGTTAAGCCGTAAAAATCCCGATGGCTGACGAAAAGACGTGACTTGGATTTTAACTTAGGTTATCAAAAGGCTCATTCGCCTTTGTATAGGAAGCGTTACGACGTTTCCTTAGTTTTACAAATACCGCCCATATGGGCGGTTCAATTAGACAACTCCATTTTGTCGGCTGCTTGCAAGCGGCTTCAAAATTTCATTCCTCCTTAAGCGGAACTTCGGGCGGGTATTATGCAAGCGATATCCGCCCGAGTCCTGCAACACAGCGCTTTGGTGTAAGGGCAGCACATCAGATTTTGGCTCTGATAGTGTAGGTTCAAATCCTGCAAGCGCCGCCAATTTAACTTTTTGCGTCCCGTATAGGGGCGCTATTTTTATATGTAAAGGATGTGGGTAATATAGCTCAAAACTCAATAGGTCACTCTAAATCGACCTCCAAGAAAAAGAAAAAACCCGCGTCGTCTAACGGTCGAACCGAGTTCTACTGCACCATGTGCGGCAAAAAATATACTAAACTTACTGGTAACTTTTATAGATCGCAATCCCCTATTCATGTTGGCAACGACGGATTTATCCCCGTGTGTCGCTCGTGCGTCGAGGAGCTGTTTGAATTGTATACCGACGAACTTGGCTCAGAGATGGAGGCGACGAAGCGTCTATGTCAGAAGTTCGACTGGTATTTCTCGAAAAGGATATACGATGCAACTGAGAAGAGTTCGGCGTCGTTCAGCCGTATGAGCTCATATGTGTCTAAAATGTCCTTGCGTTGTTATCAAGGTAAAACTTACGACGATACTATACGCGACGAGGAAACTGTCATTAATGACGTAGAGGATCTAAAGAACAATAGTTCTGAAATCAAAATAAAGCAGAAGACCTTAGCGTTCTTCGGTGGCGGATTTGAACCCGAAGAGCTTAAGTTTCTTCAGGAGCAATACGATGACTGGACTTCGCGGCATGAGTGTTCTACTAAATCGCAGGAAGAGGTCTTCAAAAACCTGTGTATCGCTCAGCTCAATATTCTAAAAGCTCAGCAAGGCAAGGGATCTATGAAGCTTGTGGAGGCACTTAAGGTATTTCAAGACCTCCTCGGCACAGCAAACTTAAAGCCAAGTCAGAATAACGAAAATGCTATGGTTGAGCAAAACACCTTTGGCACTCTTATTAAGAAGTGGGAGAATGAACGCCCCATTTCAGAGCCGCTCCCCGAATGGCAGGATGTTGATGGAATCCGCAAATACATAACGGTGTACTTTCTCGGACATCTGTGTAAAATGTTGGGAATACAAAACAAATATAGCGCGGCTTATGAGGAAGAGATGGCGAAATATCGCGTTGAAATGCCTGAATACGAGGGCGACGACGACGCACTGCTGGACGCCATTATAAGTGACGGTGAAGATTATGGCGACACGGAATAAGCTCAGCGACCGCGAGTTAGCTAACGACAAGGCTAAACGAATTATGAACGGCGTGGACGCATGGTGCTCATTCTATAGGGCTAATCCTCACCGTTTCTGTTTTGATTATCTTAACATTAAACTTAAGCTTTTTCAGCAGATAATCCTATATATGATGAACTGGTGTAACTATATAATGTACATCGCAGCAAGAGGTTAATACTGGCTTCGCCGCATAGAAATGTGCGGATAAATTAATCGGGCAAAATCGGTGAACGCTTACTGAGCAAACGCCGAGGTAACTGGACGGATAACGGAAGGCTGTCCAGCACCGTAACGCATAGATGGTGAATAAATATAATCCATCCACGAGTGTCCGACACGACCGCATATAGGGCGGTCTGAGAACCTAACGTTTAAACGAGGGTGAAAACATATGCTAAACTGGGCACGAATTGACGTGCCGATGAAAATGGGGCAACCCCAGAGGGGCAGATAAAAAGCTGTCCGTTAATAACTATTGCAAGGCAAAACCTTTCTGGTCGCCGTGTTCTGCTGTGTGCGTTGTATTTTGTACCCCGGTACGGCTATCTGTATTGCGTCTAAGACCCGTGGACAGTCCGTCGAGGTCTTAACGAAAATACAAACGATTCTTATACCCAACTCCGCCAATCTTCAGTTAGAGATAGAACCGAAGGGCATAACAATAAATCAGTCCAAAGCGGAGATTGTGTTTAGGAACACATCTCGTATATTCGTCGTAACTGCAAATGATGAAGCTCGACACAACAGAGCCAATATTATTATCTGCGATGAGTTTCGCATGATACCGCTTACTATTATTCAAACGGTTCTCAAAAGATTTTTAACGGCTCCGAGAAATCCGGGATATCTCAATAACCCTAAATATGCACATCTGACTGAGAGAAACAAAGAAATATATCTCTCGTCTGCTTGGTATAAGTCACATTGGTCTTTCGGCAAGCTTCAGACATATGCGAAGAATATGAGTGACGATCAGCGCAGATATTTCACCTGCGGACTCCCCTATCAGCTTTCGATAAAAGAGCACCTGCTTGACAAGAATCAGATAGCGGACGAGCTTTCCGAGGGCGACCAGTCAGAGACGACGTTCGGTATGGAAATGGAGTGCTTGTGGTTCGGAGATACGGACGGCTCGCTGTTCTCTTACGATGATATAGCTAAAACTCGTCAGATAAAGCAAGCCATATATCCCGACTATATCAGCTCTCTTATACCTAATTATAAACAAAAGATACCTCCGCTCGCATTTAATGAGAGGCGTGTTCTTTCTGCTGACGTTGCGCTGTTGGCTTCTAAGAAACAAAACAACGACGCCGCGTCTATATGGATTAACAGGGCTATACCTAATTCAGAAAATAGATACATCAGCAACCTTATATATACGGAGAATCACGAGGGACTTCACACGAACGACCTCGCTTTGCGTATACGCAGGTTGTACGAGCAGTTCCACTGTACCGATATAGCTCTCGATGTTAAGGGTCTTGGTATAGGCGTGTACGACGCTCTCGTTCGCGATATATATGACCCGGAGTACAATGTCACTTACCCGCCACTTAGTTGTTGTAATGACGATGTGTATGCGGCTCGTTGCACAGATAGAGAGGCTAAAAAGGTCATTTGGGCGATACAGGCTACAAGTCAGTTTAATAATGATATGTATCTTGCGTTGCGTGACGGCTTCAAACAGAATAAGATTAAACTCCTTAGTTCCGAAAATGACTTCTACGAATTGCCGAGAGGCATTGTCCAAGCCATACTTGACGACGCTGAACTAAAGCGTAAAGTTCTGCTTCCATATATTCACACAACGCTTTTTATTAACGAAATAATAAGCCTAAAGTACACACCTACAGGTACTTTAATAAAAGTCAAAGAGCAGTCCGGTATGAGAAAAGACCGAGTGTCATCGGTCGGCTACAACTATTGGGTTGTTCAAGAGCTTGAGAGAAAGCTTAAGCCCAGCAACAAACCACCCGAGCGTAAAGTGTTTGCGTTCAAGAAACCTATTATTAAATAAGAAAGGAGGCGCGAAGTGGCAAAAAAGAAAGAAACTGCTCCGCCGCTCTCGCTTGAAGAGCAAAAGAAAGTCGATCTTGAAGCGGCAAAGGCGGAGTTTCATAAAGCTCTTCTGTATGCACAGAAAATAGCTCAAAGGAATATAAGCAATCCTGCGTCCTCACAGCAGAGCCGAGGTCAATCGTACTCCACCTATACAAAGGAAAATATTCTGACGTGGCTTAAAAACCCGTCAACAAACGCAAAGAGTCTTCGCAATGCGTCGATGTATCTTTACAATGCTTCGCCGCTGTATCGTCGCCTTATTAACTATCAAGCAAATATGTGGCTGTGGGATTATGTGCTTTACCCTCTTGGATATGATGAGTCTAAGATGAAAGCTAATAATCTTCAGAAGCAATATCTTGCTGCGGCTAAAAAGTGTGAGGTTTGGAATCTGAAGAACGAGCTTTCCAAGGCTGCCGTGAGTGCGGTACGCGAGGGAATCTTCTTTGGCGTGTCGTGGGAGTCTGGCGATTCGTTCTTCATTCAAAAAATCAACGCTGATTATTGCACTGTTGAGGCTATCGCTGACGGTACTTATCTCTATACAGTTGATATGTCTCAGATTAAAGAGGACGAGCTTGGATTTTATCCACCCGAGTTTACCAAGATGTGGAACGCCTATAAATCTGATGGCGTTAAGAGACAGTTCGTCCCTGAAGAGATATCTTGGTGTCTCCCGTTCTGCACCGCAGACGGCGACCAAGGTGCGTTCATACCTCCTTATGTTGGTTGTCTTCCCGACCTGTTGGATATAGAGAACTATAAGGCGTTGCAGGAGACGGCTACCGAGCTTGCTAATTATAAGGTGCTTGTCGGCAGAATTGACCTTGATAGTCAGGGAGCGCCGACGATAGATTGGAATTTGGCAATGCAGTATTACACTCACCTCTGCAATGCGCTTCCTCCGCAGGTTGGCGCGGCTGTACTCCCGTTCAAGGTCGAGGATTTCAACTTCGATCAAGACAGAGGTATAAGTACAGTCGATATTGTCACTCGTTCGGTCGAACAGTATTGGGAGAACTGCGGTTCAAACAGCGTTCTTCACGGCGGTAAAACAGATACATCGGGCGGTATGAGCCTTGCTATAACCACCGACTCTGAGCTGTTGCTTGGATTCTTAGGCAACGCACAAAGACTCGTCAACAGACATCTTAAATATCTCAGCGGAACAATCAAGTTCCAAATACAGTTCTTGTCAACTACTATTTACAACCGCAAGGATATCGTCGGTATATATAAGGAAGCAGCTACATATGGCGTAACTCCCAGTATGTATTTTGCGGCTCTCGGCTTGACTCCTCTTATGGTGTCTGGGCTTAATCGCATTGAAAACGATATTATTGGCGTTGATAAGCTTAAGCCGCTCCTGAGCTCACACACAACTTCGTCCGAAGAGATAGGGCGTCCCGCAGAGGATGAAAGCGATCTGTCTGATGAGGGCGCAAGGACACGCGATAAGCAGTAGTCCGAAGGAGAATAACAAATGAACTATATTAAGGTAGCAGACCCCGCAGTCATTAAGGCTCTTAGTGACGCGGGGTTTAGTTATATTCGGGAAAAAATCAACGACATCGATATAGCGATGTTTGAGGCTACACCCGAGCTGTTGGACATTGTACACAGCAAATTCAGCGATACAAAGTTCATATACAGCAATAAACTACATTTTCAAGGAAGGAGGAAACATGGAAGGAAAAGTGTCTCAAATTCACACCTTTTCAAAAATCACTCCGCTCCAAAAGCTGAATGAGAATTTTACGCTCGCGGAATGTACCGTTTGTGGGTGTGGCAAAAATCGAAACTACTCTTATATCTCTCGCGAGACTATCGAGAAAGAGATGTACGGTCTGAACTATCTTCCTATTGTCGCCCATCTTATTGAAAGAGACGACGGTACGGGTGTGTTTATTGGCGGTCATGATTACACGATAGATGAAAACTGGAATTTTAAGCCGCTGACTCAAGTGGTTGGTTGTGTTGTAAATGACAGTTTCGAGTTCCGTGAGATAGAAGAGTACGGCGAGTCAGTAACCTATCTGGTCTGTAAGTGCATCCTCTATACCGAGCACGTTCCCGAACTTATGTCGGCAATATACTCTGACGACGTGTATTTTGGGGAGAGCATGGAGATAGAGGTTAAACAGTCGAGACCGTTAGCTGAAGACTCAAATTATCAGGAAATTCTCGATTTTAGCTTCCTGAAGCTCTGCCTTCTTGGTATGTCCGACAATCCCGACGAACATACTGAGCCCTGCTTTATCTCATCTAAAGTGTACAAACCTGAAGAGTTTGAGCTTGATAATAGCAACTTTGATGATGTAATGCTGAAACTTAAAGAGCAGTGCGCTGACTATTTTGCACTGCGCAAGGAAGGAGGTAACGCTATGGAAGATAAGAAAGAGATGGAGCTTGAGCAGGAGCCTACCGTTGAAGTAGCTCCCGAAGTTGAGCCTGAAGTCCCCACAGAAGAGATCGCTACACCTATGGCGCAGGATATTGCTTCTGGAACTGTTGAACTCGAAGCTTCTGAGGTTGTTGAGCCTAAAAAAGAAGAGTTTTCTATGACCTATCAACAAAAGCTCGACGCTGTACGAAAAGCGGTCTGTTCGCTCTGCGACGATGCTCATGATTATTGGGCGATGGATTGTGACGACAATTATGTTTATGTCGAAAAATATTCGTATGAAGATAGCAAAGAAGACCATTTTAAGTGTCCGTACACTCTTGACGAGTCGAACGGTGAAGTGGCTATTAGCGACGAGTGGGTTCATATACAGCCTCGATGGCTGACAGATGAAGAGGCGGCAGCTCTCGATGCTATGAAGCTTGAGGTGGCTGCGCTTCGCGACTTCAAGAAAGATGTTGAGGATAAAGCCCATAAGGCTGAGTGTGACGCTGTTCTTGGAGAGTTCAGCGATCTGAATAGATTTGAGTCGTTCCGCGACCTCAAGGCTAAGGCTTATGAGTTCTCCGCAGACGACCTGCGCAAAGAGTGCTTTGCTATTCGCGGTCAGTATGGCTCCGCAAAAACGGTCAAGGCTGGACTTCTACCCAACACACAAGAGTCTACAAGTTATGTAGATGATTTCTTCAGAACATATTCTCGTAAATAATTTATTTACCCACCGCACAAGGTGGGCTTTATTTTTGTAAAAAGAAAGAGGTTAATACAATGGCATACGCAAAAGTTAGAACTGATAATCTGACTGGCACTGTGTTTGGCGGCGACCTTGTTTCCGTCAAGTATCAGCCCAGCAGCAAAGATACTGCAATTGAAAACGGCAACTTCGTTAAGGTTGGCGCACTTATTTCCGGAGAGCGCGAGGTTCACACTGGCAGCACTCCCGCCGCAAATACCGCTCTGTCCGACATCGTTCTCATCGCTTCTCCTGAGGTTGATAAGACTGTTTCCAGCAACACTATTGGCGAGTTCAAGAATAGAGCTGGTGACATTCTTCGTGGCTACAAGCTTGTCAGAGGTTATTTCTCTGTTACCAAGGAGGCTCTTAATGCTGCTGCCGCTATAGCGGTCGGTGATATCGTCGAGCTTCAGGCTGGTACCAAGGGTAATGTTGTCAAAACCCTTACTGAAGGCTCCACTAAGGTTGGCACTGTCGAGGCTATTGAGGGCGACTGGATCGTCATCAAAATAGCTTAACCAAGAATTAAAGATTACACAGAGGTGAAAAAATAATGGATAACAACATAGTTAAGGTTGCACTTGATGCTATCAAGGGCAAGCAGTACGCACAGTATTCTGCCGCAGAGACATCCGAGACCATCCGTAACGCTCTTATTGAGCTCAACGGTGGCTCTACTAAGCTTAACGCTCGCGACTTCAGACCCGGCAAGCCCGTGTTTGACCTTGTTGAGATTCTTCTTCCCGCAATAATCAATGAGGGTATCGCGAACGACCCGGTTCTTATGAGCCTGTGCGAGTATCGCAATATCGCAGACGGTGACGAGGCTAAGTTCACTACTCATGGTGAGAACGACCTTATCGTCGCTGATGCAGCGGCTGGTATTCAGGGCGTTCGTCGTCAGAGAATCCCCGAGGGCGAGGCTGTTACTATTAAGACTACAGCTAAGGCTGTTCGCGTTTTTGAGGACGTGCTTAGACTTATGTCTGGTCGCGTTGACTTCAATGAGTTTGTCGATATGGTTGGTAAGGCTTTCACAAATCAGATAGCTCTCGATGCTCTGGCTTGCCTCAACAATATCTCTGCTTCGACCGCTGGTCTTAGCGACAAGTATGTTAAGAGCGGTTCGTTTACCACTGCTAACATGGACGAGATTATCGATCATGTCGAGGCGGCTTCGGGCACATCTGCAAAGATTTGCGGCACAAGAGGCGCTCTCAAGAAGGTCGCTGACGCTGTTGTCTCTGACGACGCTAAGAACGACATCTACAACTTCGGTTATTATGGCAAGTATTCGGGTACTCCGATGCTTCGCATGAAACAGGCTCACAAGCCCGGCACTGATGTCTTCGCTCTGTCGAACACTAAGGTGTTTGTCATAGCTGGCGACGACAAGCCGATTAAGATTGTCAACGAGGGTACTGGCATTATGAATGTCAAAGAGGCTACTGATAACGCAGACCTCACTCAGGAGTATGTGTACATACAGCCCGTCGGCGTTGGTCTTGTTCTTAACAGCAAGATTGGCGTTTATGACATCAATGCTTAATCAAATTTAAACTTTTGGGGAGAGTCCGCGTGGCTCTCCCCTTTCTAAGAATAAAAGGAGTGTAAAAGATAATAATGGCACAGCAGAATAAAACAACTACAGGCGCTAAGAAGGGAGCCACTAAGGCTAAAACAACTAATGCAGAAAATCAGACGAAAGTAAATGAGACGATTGAAACTGCTCCCGTTGCGCCAAAGAGATCCTCAAGAATAGATGACTCCGCCCTCGTATATGTAAAGTCGAACACCTTTGGCGGTCTTACCTTTGTGGATAAAAGAAGTGGTGAAACCATCGATTGGGGGTTCTGTGGCGACATACAGCCTGTCTCGATGAGTCTGCTTCGCTCGATAAAGGCGTCGGCGGCAATATTCTTCACCGAGAACAAGATACTTGTCGATTCGGTTGACGACGGCGAGCATACGCCCGAGGATGTGTATAACGCTCTTGCAGTCGGCAGATATTACAAGGACATTATCGATCCCGATGATTTCCAGAAGGTCTGCGGTTGGAGTGTGAAGGATATCGAAACAAAGGTTCCGCTTCTTACTACTACGGCAAGAGAAAATCTTGTTGTCGCTCTCAACACATTTATCGAGGATGGGACTCTTGACTCTCTCAAGAAGATTAGAGCTTTCGAAGAGGCTCTTGGTTGTAATCTGATGAAGTCCGAGAGGTGATTTAATGGCAACACCGTTTTCGGAGATTTACGAACGAGCTGTTCTGAAGTTCTCTGATTATGATTTCTTGAAGCTATCGGAATCCGAGCGCGAGTATATACTTGAAAAATATCTTATGAGTGCTCAAGCGGACTTCGAGAAGATGTGCCGCATAGATCTTTCTCAGATAGATACCGATTATAAAGAATATAAGGTTGACTTGGATAACGAAGTAATCGAAATTCTTGCTCTCGGTATCGCATATTACTGGGTCAGTTCTAAGGTTCTGGATAGCACAAACTTAAGCAATTCCTTGTCTGTCAAGGATTATTCATTCTTCTCTCCTGCCAATCTCTTAAGAGAGATGACGGAATTTAGGAACTCCCTTTATAAGGAATATCGCCGCAAAATGACTGAGTATACCTATTATGCTGGTAATATCGCCTCACTGAAAGCGTAGGTGATTATTATAAAGCTTAAAACTTTTGTTAATCGTTTTACGGGACACGTTTATAAAATTATTCCTTTAAAAGAATATGATGTGCTCGGCATAGGAGAGGACATACATTTATCGGAATACATAAATAGCGTCACCATAGAAGCCACGGGAGCTTTGACGACTTTTGATAAACTTGCGGATAATATGGACTTTATTACCGTTGTGAATATTTTAAATTATCTCAACGAAAATGAGGTTTCAGAAGAGGTCTGCAAGCGTGAGGTGTTCAAGGCTTTAGCTCTTCTTAACAAGATTGGTGGTGGGCGCAATGCTTGATTGGTCTCACTACAATGCGCGTCTCGGCATAAATGGCGTATCAGACCGAGATAGAATCATTCAAAAGGCTAAAGACAACTTTCAAGTTAAGGTTATAAGTAATCCGGGATATCAACCAAGAAACGCGACTCGTAACGGAGCCCCGCAGCGTTTCTTGGTTGACCGGACTGAGGTGGCTTACAAAATAAAAGTTATCGCTTTCCCCGACGAGAATCTTTATGTCGGGGATATCCTTGAAATTATGGATGAACACTTCATCGTCGTTGAAACGGGAGTGGTAAATGAGATCCATATAACAGGGACGGCGTGGCTGTGCAACCATCTGTTCAGATTTCAAAACGGCACTTCGGATATTATCGAGCGTTGGGGTGTTTTGGATTCGGGCGTTTATTCGACAACGCTTAAGGGCAACAACACGGTTCAGTCGTTACACAAGCAGTTCAAGGTGTATCTCCCCTACGACGAAGACACAGCCAAGCTCTATATAGATAAGCGCATAGCCGGTGGTGTTAACTATAACGCTAACGGCGACGAAATTCTCGCTTGCTACATTTATACGGGAGAAGACCCGATAAGCCAAAGTTACGGCAAAAACGGACATCTTCTTATTATGAATGTCGAAAGTGTTGAGTACGACGCTTCGAGAGACAACGCTAAAGAGCGCATATGTGATTACATCGCTCCAAGCGAGCCGTCTACTGCCGGTACTCTTTGTAAGATTGCCGGACGCGATACGCTCCGAATTGGAGCGCATAGAACATATCTTGCGCAGTTCTTCAAGGACTCAGGCGGAGTTGATGAAGAGGCTGTTCCGTCGTGGTCTGTGACTGGGGTTGCATACGGCATACAGTATTCCGTTAAAGATGGCGCATTAATTATTTCCGTTGACGCTAATGATGCTCTTATTGGCACAAAGCTGACTGTTGAACTGAATGACGGCGGAGAACGCTCCGCTTATAAGAAAGTCGAGGTGACTGGCTAATGGCAGGATATACACACCTCGATGAAATTATAGACTATAACAATCTCGTTATCAGCAAAATTTTGGAGTCATCAGAGGTTATGAAGCTCGTCTCGAACGGCAGATATGCCCCTGATGATGACGATGCTGAAAAGTGGGAAGACCACATTAACGACCACGGTTGGATAGACGAGAGCGTTCAAGAGGCTGGTGCTTATGTGCTTGTTGACACAGAGGTCACTAAGGCTCCGAGTGGGAGCATAAAGAGAATGACGCTCCTCGTAGAAGTCGTCTGCAACAAATCCTTTATGAAGCTCGACAGCGATAGATTTCCGGGCGTTAAGGGAAATAGGCGTGATAACATATGCCGTCAAATAGACTTGCTGATAAACGGCAGTTCAGAGTTTGGAATAGGCAGGTTGCAACTTAGTTCAGCGACGCTCGCGGCTGCACCCGAAGGCTTTACTGCTCGTCTTCTGACATATACTGTACCCGATTATGCACGAGATAGAGCGAGGGTAACTAAATGAAGCTGACCCAGTGGGACTCAATTACCGGCAGTTCTATCGCCGTAGGCAATGTGTGTCATGTACGACAGCCACGATTGTCGGAGGTTCGTCAGCTTGGTTACGACAAGTTCTTCGGATATGTGAGTGTAATCATGTTCGACCCGAGCGAGCTTGACGGGCAAATACCTATGCTTATACCCGACCTTTCAACCTTTTACATCTTAATAACCTACCCAATGTTAAGAGAGACCTTTTTTGAGGCACTCTCTTTTTTTATTGAAGAAAAGGTTGTCTTTGATGACAAAAGCTTGTGTTTTAAGATCTATAGGGATAAGCAAGTGGTCGGCGAAATCAACAACGGAAATTTCGGAGATATACAAAGTTTAATTGCTCAGATAATTGGTGTGGAGAAAGAGAGTAAGAGCGAATTAAAGTTCTCAAACAAAAAAGCTAAAGCCATTTACGAAAGATGTAAGGCGCGGAAGAAAGAGTTCGATAAGGCTAAGAAAAAAGAACAGCCGTCTAACGACTACACACTTCCGAACATTATATCCGCCGTATGCGCAAAGCATCCCTCTTTAAACCTACTGAATATCTGGGATTTAACTATATTACAACTTTACGACCAGTTCAGGCGTCTCAACGTCATTACTTATGAATCGGTCGAAGGACTGCGTTGGGCTGCATGGGGAAAGGACTCCATAGAGCTTTCGGCGTGGTTCAAGGATTTAACAAATAAATAAGAGAGGTTTAATATGAACAACAATACTACTTTTGCTAACAGAGAAGTATGTGACCTTATATTCGTTGAATATAAGAGCAAGAAGCCTTTCCTCAATCTCGACTTTGCTAATACGACAACGACCGAGATGAGCGGTGAGGCTGTTTATGCCTATGGTGGTAAGGGACACCCGAAGAGAGTTACATTCCACGGCGAGCGCGGCGGCACAATAGCGTTCGAGACTCAGATGAAGACAGCTAAGCTCTATTCTCTGATTACTGGCGCGAGCATTGAGACTGCCGCTAAGTTCCTTAAGCGTGAAGTCGTTAAGTGTGGAACTGCGGGCAAGCTGACCGTTTCCGGCACTCCTGTCGTCGGCACTGTCAATGTCTTTAAGGCAGACGATGACTGCGGTACAGAGCTTACTGCTACGGCGACCGCAAGCGCCAAGGAGATTACCGTTGCTGATGCAACGGCTAACGACAGCTATATTGTCTATTACATGACCGAGCTTACCGAGAAGGTGCGCAAGATAAACATCAAGTCCACGACTTTCCCGAGAGCGTTCACTGTTTATGGTGATACTTACGAGAAGACCGAGAACGACGAGATTGTTCCTTACAGAATGGTTGCGTACAAGTGCTCTCCCCAGACCAACTTCTCTCTGTCGTGTGCTAACAGCGGCGACCCCGCTACTATCACTATCACCTGCGACCTTATGGCAGACAGTGACGACAACATTCTTGACCTTATTTGGCAGGATGAGGAGGAGTAATCAATATGGATAATGAAAACGTTGTAGAGGTTGTAGAAGTCGCTGACAAGGAAACTCCGAAGCGCAAGTCAAAGGCTCTGCCCCGCAAGAGGAAGTGTCAGGTCGTTTCTTACAATAAATATAGCGGAATCATAGTCTATGTTGATGCAAAGGGCGAGCTCGTGCAGACGAACGCCATCAAGTACGACGGAAGCGGGTATGTAACCGTATGAGAATTTTGGCGTTAGACCAAGCCAGTATTATTACCGGCTACGCCATATTCGACGACGGCGATCTTGTCAGCTTTGGTAAACTCACGGCTGACAAGTCCGTTTCGCCAGAGGATAGATTTGAGGAGATGTGTCGAAAGATACATCTCCTCTTTTTGAAGTCTAAGGCTGATATAATTATTTTTGAAGATGTCTCACTGAGGACGTCTATTAAGACGCTAATCACATTAAGCAGACTTCAGGGCGCTATTATGGATATGTCATATTGGCATAATACAGCGTTCAAAATCTATGCCCCGACACAATGGCGTAAGGTGTTGGGCTTTAATCAGGGCAACAAGGTTAACCGAGAAGCCCTTAAGATACAAGCAATAGACTATGTTTCAAAATGCTATGGAATAACCGCTAAAGATGATATCGCTGAAGCTATTTGTATAGGTCTTGCCTATCTACGCGACAGCGGTGTTATCGAGGAAATAAAGGAGAAAAAGAAATAATGCTGAAATATAAAGCTGAAGTTGATAATAAAGAGATAGAGATGGAAATCCGTGACGAACTGACCTATTCTGATGTTGAGAAGATAATCAGTACAGCTCTTGAGTTCTGCTATGACGACAACGGCGGTCTTATTGCTCACTTTGCTGAGTTCGTGCTTGAGACCTTTCTTGTCTTGCAGGTTTCAAATGCCAAAGAACTTGGTCTCAGCAATAGCGTTGAGTCGATGTGGAAGCTTATTAATGAAAATGATATTATAGAATTTATCGTTAAGAGCGTTAGATATGTCAACTATAGCGCAATGAAAAAGGCTTTCTTCGCTGCATATAACGAGAAGCTTAGAGTGGCATATGACCCGTGGTCTTCTGCGGCAAAGTCCCTCGCTGAACTTCTTAACACCATAAACGCCAATCAATCTTCGCTGTCTAAAGTTGATCTCGAAAAACTTATGCAGCTGAGCGAGGTTATTGCTAATAAAGATGAAGGCAAGATAGTTGACGGGATTCTCGACTTCCACGAGAAGAAGAAATAATAAGTAAGGAGTTGGTTGTGTGAAGAGGTTCACTACTCCCACTATACCTATTAAGTTTAATATAAGCCACTCTGATATCGAGCACATAGACTTCTTGTTTAAGCTCGATAAAGACATGAATAGTCAGACTCTCTTCACGCGAAAGTACCCGGATAATGTCGGTTATGACGAAGAGTCTGATTTATACACAATTGAGCTGACGGCAGAAGAGTCCGGTCGTCTGCCTGAAGGTATTATCTTTATGGACACACGAGTTGTTATGGCTGACGAAAAAATCCCCGCAACACCCATAGTCGAGCTTCGCGTTTCGCCGACATTGTTCAATTCCGCAGATAAGTGCGAATAACGGAGGCTGAAATGTTTGATGTAGTTTATATCAGAGTTATCAGTGAACCTGTTGTAGTGGTACGAGCCGTAACAGAACCCGTGTGTGTTATTTATGGTGATGCTAAGTGATTTCTGAAGAATATATTATACAAAAACTTCAACAGTTTATCTCAAGCAAAAACGGAGAAAAAATAGTTAAAGAAAAATACCCCGACTACAAGAATCAGCTGACCGAGCTTGCTAAGGAGTTGCGCAGCAAGATTGTTGATGCGTATAATCAGGCAACCTCAGTTTATGCTCGCAAGATGGGCGTAGGTAAAATTCACGTCGGTATATCAAAGATTGATAAACGCTCGGGTGAATGGGTTGTTGACGTTGTGTTTCCGGGTGATTTGCTAAAACGAGATTCGCTGACTGGGGCTGGTGGTGTTCCTACTGGAAGTGGTGTATACGACATATTCGGGCTGATAACTCAGGGTTATCCGAAGATTCACTCTGTGGTTGGTATTTGGGAAGGGCGAAATAGCGGATTGCCTATCAGCAACAAAAGGGTTCGTTCCCCGAACTCATTTATTTCCGATACAATCAATGACTTTGAGATGCAACATCCGGGCGTAAAAGTAGACTATCCCCGCTTGTGGGGCGGTATGGATAGCGGAATATTGTAAAGGTAGCCGCGCTCGTTTGAGTGCGGCTATTTATATAGGGAGGCATTTATGTCCGATAACAAAAACGTAATTGAATTAAAATTTGGCGTATCTGGTGGCGGCAAAATAAGCGGCGAATCCGGACGGCAGATACTGCAAGACATCCAGAGTATAGCCAAAGAGATTAATGAAAGCGGAGTCACGAAACTCAAGTTCTCACTTGATACAGATAGTATAGAGAAAGAGGTTCGGTCCACTAATAAGAAAATCACCAAATCAATAACTCAAGACTCCGGCAAGTTTTTACGAGCTTATAATCAACTCTATAAGTATATGGATAAATATGGTGATAAGCTTGAAAAATCTGGTCTTATGGGCGGCTTTAAAGGACTTCAAAGTGCCTTAGATAGTGGGAATATAACCGCAAAACAGTTCCAAGATACATTTAACAATTTAAAACTCGATGCTATTAAGGCTGGCGTCGAAACAACAAATGTTTTCGATAAGCTTAACAGCGTGTTAAAGACAAATATTAAGCAGAGGGCAGTAACTGCTATCGCTGGTTTTTCGGTGCAACAGCTTAAAGAGGTCTACGATAATGTTGTTAAGCTTGACTCGGCTGTTGTCAACCTTTCTATGGTTACAGGTTACAACCGTGATCGTACTAAAGAGCTCGTGGCGAGTTATTCTGAAATGGCTCAGGAGCTTGGTGCTGTCACTTCCGAAGTAGCCGCCGCCGCCGACGATTGGCTTAGACAGGGTTATTCTCTTGAAGATACAAACGAGCTCATCAAAACCAGTACCGTTCTTTCTAAGATAGGTCTGATTGATTCCGCTGAGGCAACTCAGTATCTCACCTCGGCGATTAAGGGCTACAAAGTTGAGATTGGCGACGCGATGTCTGTAGCAGATAAGCTCTCCGCTGTTGATATGGCTGCCGCTGTCAGCGTTGGTGGTCTTGCTGAAGGTATGAGTAAGACCGCAAACTCAGCACGTCTTGCCGGTGTTGAAATGGACACGCTCCTTGGCTACCTTGCTGCTGTTGGCGAAGTTACTCAGCAGGACATGGCGTCTGTTGGTAATGCGTTCAAAACTATGTTCGCTCGCTACTCAAATGTTAAGCTTAATAAGCTTGTTGATGACGACGGCGAGTCGCTGAACGATTACGAGCGTGTGTTGACAAGAGTCGGTATACGTCTTCGCGACAACTTGGGTGAGTTCAGAGACTTCACAGACGTTCTTGACGACGTACAGGCTAAATGGTCGTCACTGACTGAAGTTGAACAGAGTGCTATTACGACTGCGCTTGGTGCTACGAGACAGAAAGAAAATGTCATTACCCTTATGGAGAACTATGGTAAGGCTATGAAGTATGCGGGTATAAGTGCTGATTCCGCCGGAACGGCTATGGAGAAGTACGATGCTTACTCGCAGGGTATTGAGGCAAATATCGCAAGAGCAAGGGCTTCTTTTGAGTCTTTGTCTACAAATCTTCTTAACAGTAATGCCGTTGTTACTTTTGTAAAGTTGACAAACGGCGCACTCCAATTTGCGGATGCACTCGCCAAGTGCAAACTGTTGCTTCCTGCAATAGTCGGCGTTGTTACATCTATCAAAAACGTGGGCTTATCAATTATCGGAGGAATATACCCACGAAACGCTCTGGCGGTGACGCTGAACGAGTCATTGCTCGACAATGACAAGAGAGTGTTAAGAAAAACGACTGATACTGGTGCGTGTAAGAAGCGCATTGCTGCTTGATAATGTGGCACGGGGTAATCCGTATGCAAGGCTACCAACCCATAGTAGTAATATTATGGCGGCGACCGTGAAAGCGAGTCGGTACGGTAATAAGGCTGAGATAGGAAAGTCCGCAGCAAAGCTCGTTGTAAAAGCAACGAGAATGTTCACAGAGCACAATGGTCGGTTGGTCTACGGATCAACATGGTGTGCTCGACTCCGGGGATGAGCGAACAATCCCTTATATTATCAACGGATAACCTGTTCGTTGTTCGCAGTAGGTCGGTACGCGCTGCCGTTGGGGATGGGCGCAAAAATGATTGAAAATTTCTTGGCTTCTGCTATAATATATCTAAGAAATATAGCAGAGGTGTAATTAATGGGAAAGGTCAAAGACTACCCGCCGTTAGACTTGTTAAAGCAAGCAACTGAGTTATGTCCTAAAGCGTGGGACTTGCTGTCCGATATTCATTCACATAACGGACAAGGCGGTCTGCCGCGTTGGGATAGTGATTGCTATGTGCCTATAGCGGCGGCAAAGGCTGTTGTGGAGAGCGAGACTGACTTTAAGAATGAGTCGGACGTGGTGCGTATTGGAGCTACATTCGCCGCTCTTGCACCGTGGAGACTCAGCAAAGAAGTATTTGTCCTTGACCCCGAGATGGAAGAGGTGCTATTCGCGCAAGAAGATTGTCTCGATATACCGAGCGAAGTTTTGTCGCACCTCCCCTATCAATGTTTCTATGTACAGTTCAATAACCTTTACTTCGGCGACGATAAGGTTATCGGAACCTTTGTACATATGGAGTATGATACAGATACACAGGATAGAGAGTTGCGCTTCTTGTGTTTAAATAAAAATAATATGCCGTATGCGTTTCCGATACATCTGAATCAAGAGAACCTTTATGATAATCTTGAATATACTCGTCAAGAGGGATATAAATATCTTTACGAGTCGGGGCAATACGACAAGGCTCAAAAGTTTATGTTGGATATGGATATTGCCGATACTCTTGTCTCGTTTATGAGCAAGATATTACAGGTTGTTCTTTATATCTGCGCGTCAAATGCTGATATAGAAGAGAATCCTGAGCAGAAAACAATAACCTGTAGATCGCCAAGCCGCATCAAGGATAAGTACGGCGAGATTCGCAAGTGGGATGTTGGAGTTCGTGTCGGTGCGTCTTTTAGGCAATACAAGCGAGTGCAGTATAAACAGTCTTCGGCGTCCACCGGAACTCACGCTTCTCCCCGCCCTCATATTAGACGTGGGCATTGGCATAATTTCTGGACTGGTTCTATGAAGGAGCCGTCTACTCGCAAGCTCATATTAAAATGGATATCGCCTATCGCCGTTGGTGTTGACGACGACGAGAGTCCTGTGGTGGTTCATAAGATAGACAAAGATAAAGATTAACAAAAAAGATAAGTGCATCTTCAAAATTTTTAGAGATTGTTTTCAAAAAATGTAAAATTTTTTAAACTTATTGACTTAATTTGAAGACATCGATATAATAATAACTAAGGAGACGTTTGCTGTGAACAAACATCTCCCCAGTAGTGCATCCAGACGGTTGCTGTAGTATCAACTTTATAAGTGAGAATTTACATTCTCGAATTAGTAAGTCGTCTACTCGCTATAGACGGCTTACTTTTTCTCTATATGATGTTCGTATACGTATATCACAAACATAATTATTGTTGTAATAGAAGCCACTGCCCCTATCACATTAAAGAGTAAAGTTATACACATCACCTCCCTTGAGAAAAAAGATCTCCCCACGAGGTGGTATGCTTGCTGCACTCCGCTCCTCGCGGGATATCAGCAACCGTCTTTTTAACCGTGAAACCGTTAAACAATTACAACGGTGGATCCACTATCATCTATTATATTATTATCAAAAGCAAAAGTCAATAAAAGGCATAATAAAACAGTGTCCTATTTTTTTTGGAGGGCACTGTTTTGCTATTTAGAATGAAAGGAATGTAAGAAATGACCCCTTCTCGCTACGACAAGATATACCTATCCTTCGCCGCATCAATATTAGTGGTGCTGGTGGTGGTCTTCTTAATAGCCGCAATGGTGAAGATTGACGGCGCTACACCCATAGGAATATACTCTATAATAGTCTTTGCCGTATTCAGCGGTTCTCTTCTTGTGGAGATAATAAGATATCCTCTCGGGAAGAGCAACCGAGTGCGAATCGGCGCAAAGGCAATATTTCTTATAGACATAATAATTAGCTGGTTTGCGGCGGTCGTTGTAGGTTAATAATTATTTGGAAAAAGAGTTTAATACGACTGTGGCTAACAAAAGATCGAGAAGCAACAATTTCGTATAAGGCGCGATTATTCTTGACTGTTGCATTGTTTCATTATATAATAGAGGTGGAGAAAATTGTTTGAAAGATTGAAAAGGCTTATGGATGATGTTTTAAAACGTTCCGCGCCCGTTCATAACAGGGACAAAAATCTTATAGAATCAGCAAACGCCAAAGTTAGGGCTAATGTTCCTAATTCAGGAAGTCTTATTTCTACAGCAAATCTGCGTGGCTTATCCTTTTGTGAAAGAGACAATAATAAACAAGGGAAGTAAGAGGACGCGACTGGCTAAAATTTATTATTTTTTGAGTTGACATTTTCGATCCTTTTATGTATACTATTAATAGAGGTTACGAATCCTACCAAAATCGTATTAATAGAGGTTACGAATCCTACCAAAATCGTATTAATAGAGGTTACGAATCCTACCAAAATCGTATTAATGGTCGCATTTAAAATGTGACCATTTTTTATAGGAGCGAAAATGCAAAATTGGGTAATTATTAGCGAGGATTATTTGAACTACCTTCGAGGATTTGAACCCAGAATCCCACACTCAAATTATGGCGAGACTAAATTCAAGCCGTTCTTTGGTACTCTCTTTGAGATGGATGAGCTGGTGTATGTTACACAGGTATCTCACCCCAAGTCTCGTCATTATAGTATGCGTGACGCCTTAGATTTTCAAAAAATTTACCTCTCGGGCGGCTCTTCAGGAACTCCGGATCGGTTGATTGCTGTTGTTAACTTAAACTATATGTTCCCTTTGCCAAAAACGATGCTTAAAACTTTAGATTATGGCGATATCGACCAGTATCGAACTTTTCCATCCTCTGCCGAAAAAGGAAAATACATAGACTTATTGAAGAAAGAGATATCTAAGATTAACGAATTAGGTATTGAGAAAAAGGCTTTTCGGCTTTATCAATTAAAGCTTAATTACCCGAATGATAAAGTTTCGTGTCGGTGCGTCGATTTCAAATTTCTCGAAAGCAAATCCCGTGAATATAACTCAAACACATAATTAAAAAAAATATAGCCGCCAGTATCATTAATTAGTTCGTCAATATTGCTGGCGGCTATTATAGTTTTTGTCATCAAATGCTAATCACCAAGTACACCCGCAGTCTTTGCACTTAAAGCTCTTGTTTATCTTATTAGAGAAGATACCGAAGAACCCCACAGATACTGCACGGTCAACGACGTCGAGTTTTTTGATGTTAGTTGACCCACAGGTGGGACAGTGGGGAAGGTCTTCATTTCTGAGCTTCTCCATAAGCTGTCTGTTCTGCTCCTTAAACTCGGGCGTTTGCTTCATCTCCTCAATTTCTTTATCTTCCATGTAGGCGGTCTTTATAGACAACTCCTCGTTGTAGAGTGGATTTTTGTCTATATCCAGTACCATTAGTTTTATCAAATGAAGATTTTCAGCTAACGGTTTATTCATTATAGGATTACTGCTAACTATCATATTTTTTCTCAGTTCAAGCTCTTCTGTCATAAACATACGCGATGTATATTGCTCTGGCAGTTTTACAAGTCCGTCTTTAAATCCGCAAAATCTACAAACATTAATACGAAAGTCTTTTATATCTCCCACCCTGTTATCTTTAAGGATGTGCCCGCACTGTGGGCAGTATGCCAACATATTACTCATTAATATCAGTCTCCTTCTTATTATATATTAGGTAAATCCCCTACTTGATATATGATTAACGATATTCACTACCAGTGGAGCTGGTAACAAACTTGGCGATTTGTCTATATTCGGGGCGTCGTTCAGTGAGATAAAAAAGACTTATGATTCTTTCTCTGTCCTAAACCGCTCTACTGCACTTAGAGCTGGTGAAGATTTTGCATCCGGGTTTAAGGTTGCGAAAGCTAAAGTAAAAGATTTCGGAGACGCTGCCGTAAAGACAATGAAGCAAGTCCGCGAGTCATCTAAGAAGAGCAGCGAATCGGCGTTAGCGGCAATTCTTGAATCTATAAATGAGGATTCTGACTCGGGCAAAAGAAATAAAGATTTTATCTCTCGGTGGGAAAAAGCCGACTCAGATGATCGCATCCAACTCTTAGAGACCGCCGACAAATCCATGAAGGACTATCTTAAAACGGTTGATGAGAGTGGACCCACATGGGATGGCTTTGTAAAATATCAGAAACTCGCCGCCGCCCAAATAGAGGCTACGGGTATTAAATCAAAGCTCGCCGCCGTCGGTCTTAATATCTTCAAAGCCGCCGCAGGTATGCTTGTCACTGTTATCGCTCAGTTTGCGATACAGAAACTGATTGAGGGGCTTGACTATCTTATCCATATGCAGGATAAGCTTGATGAAAAAGCTGAAGTGTCTCGCACTCAATACAAGGAAACAACTGAAGAGTTGAACAATCAGGAAGAGGCGTTAAAGAAAGTAAAGGATCGCCTCGTCGAGCTTGAAGCGATAAAGAATCCGTCGCTGGCGGATAAGGCTGAGACCGAAGAGCTTAGAAAGCAAAACCGAGAGTTATCGCTTCAGATTGAGTATTATAAGAAGAAGCAAGAAATCGAAGAAGAACAGGCGCGCAAGGACGACGAAAAGGCGTGGGGCTGGTATACCCATTATAAAGATGAAAATAGCGCACGGCGAACTTATTTTAAATCTGAATACAACCTTTTTGGCGAGTCAAGCTATGATAAAGATTTAGCAACCCTGAAGCAGCTCAATAAGGCAAAAGAGGAATACAACAACCTCTATAAACAAGGTTATGATTTAGAGACACTCTCTTCGGAGAAAGCACGTCTTGAGAAAGAAATCGCAGATCTTGAAGCCTCTCTTTCAAAATCTGTTACAAAGGTCGAAAAATATCAAAATCCTGAAGCGATTGAGTTTGCTGAAAAAATGAAGTTTGCGCTTCTCGATGCAGACCAAAAGGCTGAGGCTCTTCATACAAAGCTCTCAAGTATTGCCGTTAACGACAGTGCAGTATCTGAACTTGAGCGAGTCGCTCGCTATGTGGGTGACGACAAGAGCTCAAAGAGCATGGAAGACTTTGAAAAGGCTTTGCATAAAGCTATCCCGGATAAAGAAGAGTACGATGCTTTTGTTGAATTTGCGGGTGGTATAGATGCCCTTGCCGCAAGCTTTGGCAACTCCACGGCGGCTACTGATGAATACGCTCAAACCGTTAGTGAGATGCAAGACCTTGCAGACCTCAGCAAAATTTTTGGCAACTGGGAGGACGCCTCCGATGAAGCAAAAGAGTCTATAAATAAGTTCTTATCTCTCACGGGCGATGAGTTCCGCTCTCAGTTTGAAGATAAATTTGGTAGTCTTTCAGATGAAGTACAGGACTTCCTGTCTTCGGTTTTCCAGATTGACGGTATAGACTCTTCTCAAATTTTTGAGTTCTTTGGTTCAATTGGTGAGATAGCCCAAGAGTTCGTTAATGAAAGTGAGAGAGTTTCGGAAAGCTATTCAAAAGCAGCCGATAACTTGTCAACCTCTTTTGGTAAGAGTTTGGACGGCGTGTCGGGCAATATAGACTCAGCTAAAGAGTTGTCTACCGCCATGACTGCGGTTAAAGCCACTTACGATGATTTAACTGCGGCTATGGAAGAGCAAAACAATACGGGCGAAATATCGCTACAAACATATCTGTCTCTTATTGAAAAGAACTCTAAATATGCAGAGGTTTTGGAAATTGATGAGACTGGCGCGATACACTTAGCTACTGATGCTCGCAAAAAAATGGTTATGACACAAATCCAAGCCATTCAAACGAGTATTCAAGAAGAGATAAATTTAAAGCAAAGCCAGTTAGCGATGTACAAATTCAGAGGCACATTAGCGGTTTTGTCTCAGGCTATATTCGATGACGCGATAAAACCGAGCATTAAATTTGCCGCCGTACTTAATGTCCTTAAGCAAGCTCTCGCTCAAATCAAAGCCGGTAAGTTCACTACTATTAACTTCTCTAATATGTTTGAGTCAGAGGTCAACAAAATGTTGGCACAGGCTGGCAAGAGCTCTTCCGATTATAATAACAAATACGCTGATAACGTAAAGAATCTTCAGTCGGAGATAAGTCAGCTCGAAAAATACAAGGCAAATGTCGGACGTATTCAAAACGTCGGCGACTTTGACACCTACTACAGCGGTGGGTCTTCTAAATCTAAGTCCTCGTCTTCCTCATCTTCCTCCTCCTCTTCCTCGTCTGACGACCCGCGTCTCAAGGCGTGGAACGAGATGTTGGCTGTTAAGAAGCACCAGCTCGAAATGGATCAGATTACCGAAGAGCAATACTACGCTTGGCTTGAGGCTAACTACAAAAAGCAACTCAACAACCAAAAGAAGTATGCTGAAGAGTGGCGTAAATACGAAGAGGAAATCTACAAGTGGAAGAAGCAGAAACGCCTCGACGACTGGAATGAAGCTGTTGACCTCAAGAAGCATGAGCTCGAAATGGGTAAAATCGATGAGGGCGAGTATTACACATGGCTCGCGGCGAACTACAAGAAATACCTCAACGATAAGACCAAGTACGCCGAAGAGTGGCGTGAAAATGAAGAGGCTATCCACAAGTTTGAGGAACAACAGGCTAAGGACTCACAGGACGCCCTTGAAGACCTTATCGACCTTCGCATTGATATGCTCAAGCAGGAGAAGAACAACGAGAAAGATGTTCTCAAAGAGCGTCAAGATAATGTAAAAGATTTCTACGACAAACAGCGCGACCTCCTCAAGGAACACTACGACCAGATAGACAAAGAGGAAGAGCGCCGCGAGAAGCGTAAGAAGGTTACAGATATACAGGCGGAATTGCTTGAACTCGAAGCAGACGACTCCGTTGAAGCGCAGAAGCGCCGTCTCGAACTTGAAGAGAGTCTCTCCGACGCTAAGAAAGACTTAAACGACTTTGAGCGTGATGAGGAACTCGACAAGGCTGAAAAGATGTACGACGACCTCGAAGAGATGCAGACGCAGTATTACGAGAAGCAAATAGAAGCTATCGAGGACTACCTTGACAACGCCTATGAGCTTCGTCAACAAGCCATCAAAGACTTGCAGAACGGTAATGCTCAACTGTATCAGGAGATGATTGAGTACAATCGGTCTTACGGATCGACCATCGATGCGGATGTCACTGCCAAGTGGGAAGCCGCATACGAGGCTCTTAACCGTTACAATAGTCTACTCGACGACAACTACGGCATGAAGCTCGACAATATGACGGGCTACAACAAGGGTAAGTATGAAACCGCCGCCGAGCGTGAAGCTCGCGAGAGGGCAACCCAGAGAACGAGTGCAAAAGATGCGGCGCAAACCATCGCTAAAAATGCGGGCAAGTCCAGCGGTTCTTCTAATACAAGTCGGAAGTCTGGACCCAACCGTGGCGATAAGGTGACTATCAAGAAGTCAGCAACGCACTTCTCTTCTCAAAGCGGCAACGCAAAAATGGCATCTCATGTCCCCGGAGGCAAGTATACCGTTTATCAGGTTAAGGGCAACCAAGTCCTCATAGGCGTTAACGGCGCGTATACCGGTTGGGTGTGGAAGTCTGATATTCAAGGTTACGCTACGGGTACTCCCTATGCCAAAGGTGGTATAGCCAACATTGACGAAAAGGGTCTTGAGCTTATACTCGGCTCCCCCGACAAGGGTCGCTACAAGTTCCTCAATGACGGCGACAAGGTGTTCAACGCCAAGGCAAGCGAGTTTCTTTACAAGTGGGCTAATCAGCCCGGTGAGGTGCTCAGCTCAATGATTAAGTCTCTGTCTGCTGCGTCATCCGTGTCTATAGCGTCTCCGTGTAATATTACAGTCGGCGACGTTGTTATTAATGGATCGGCTGATGAGAAGACGGTTGGCGAGCTGCGTAGAGCTCACAAGCAAATCGTTACAGATATTCTTAATGAGTTTAAGAAAATGAAAAAATAGCCTTAGAAAAGGTATGTAAATGCAAGTTGGTTATTGTAGTTTTTGAGCTTTGTCTCGTAGGCGCTTACCGTGCTTTCTAATGTCGAGAATGAACAATCGGGAGATAATGCAAAATTGTAGTAGTTAAACGCTTCGGAGTAATACAGTTGCAGTGTTTTTCTCTCCGTATAATCGTCATAGTCTTTTGTCATTGATGAAATGTTTTTCTGGGCGGATTTCAGCGCATCGTCTATATCGTCAAACCAACCATTGGCTTTATAAACTTCTATCGTGGTTCTGACGGGGCCACTGTTTATTTGGAGAATCATATATCTATTATTGTCATCTCCGGGTTCGCGCTCCAACCATATAAGCACATTATCTATGGCGTTGGTAACATCATCTGGATCTAATCCAGTTGCGGCGCAAAAACGCGGCAGACACTCTTCATAACTATCGTACTTATCCGACTCATATAGTCCCCAGTACCATGCATCATATATTGTGTCGGTTATTTTTGAAGTTGTTTGCCAAGCTGCATTTATATCGAGAAATGCACTGTTCCCAGCGCTAAACTGTCTATCCCTTTCCTTGTCGCTGGTGGTATTGTTTGCTTTTCCACCGACAGCGGACGAGTTTTGTTTTACAGTCTTGTCTTGGGCAGAGGGCTTCTGCACCGTCTCTTTATTTTTGGGTGTTGTCACCGGGGATGAGTCTTTGTTAACTCCTCCTTGTTCAGATACCGACACGCCGTCTGCGCTTGCGTTTGTGGTTTCCGCCTGTCCGTCTTTGGGGGCGGAGCAAGCCGAGAGCGCTAAAACTAAGACAATGCTTAAAAGAGTTAATATGCACCTTTTCATTGATATTCCTCCATATTGAACACTGCAAATGTAATAATAGAAATAATTCTCTATAAGCCGATTATAGCACAAAGTAAAATATTGTCAACGCCCCTTTAAAAATTTTTTGAGGGGCGTTGGCTATGTTGGAAGGAGTAAGAATGGATTAAAAAAAATGTCAGAGAGCGTTTGTTGACCTTAGCAAAACATAATCGGAGAAATTTGGTAAACCAAGCCCGAGCTTTTAGTTGCAAAGCAACTATCCTTTATGATATAATAATCACGAAAGGGGTGTTGTAATGGAAAGAGCTATAGATGTAGCACAGTATATCTATGAAGAATACAAAAGAGTTGCCCACGAAACCATCGATAACCTTAAATTACAAAAGCTCCTGTATTTTGCACAGAGGGAATCCATAGCTATCATTAACGCCCCGTTATTTAACGACGCGCTTGAGGGGTGGCGTTATGGCCCTGTGTGTAGGGATGTTTGGGGTGCGTTTTCTCCCTGCGGCGTGTCCGGCGGAAACAGTGATATATCGCATGAAGCAAAGTATATTATTAACAACATCGTTCAGGAGTACGGCGCGTTAGAGTCTTGGAAGCTAAGCGAGTTGTCCCATAACGAAACTTCTTGGAAAAATGCCCGCCGTGGGCTTGAGGGTGTTGAAAACGGCGACGCTCCATTAAAACTTTCCGATATACGAGAGGACGCCCGAAAGGTTCGTCCATACGACCACATATGGGATATGTACTACGATGAATTTGAGGATGCGTAAGAATAATGATTGGGTGGATTTGCTCTTCTACAACTCCATATTATGATATAAGAAACGGCTGTAACGCCTTCAAGCAAAGACCCGTTTTGATTATCGGCGGATTACTTAACAACGACTATACAGTCCTGCCGATATCCACGGTGTCTAAACGAGAAAATTTGCACCCGCTTTATGACATAGAGATAAATCCACTGTATTATCCAAGATTAAATTTAAACAAGGTGTCATTCGTGCGCGTTCACAAACAAACCACCGTGCATAGATCGGCTGTTATATATCAAATTAGCGATTTGAGAAATGAATATCCCAACCTTTATTGGAATATCTTAGAAATGCTTTCGAGGTATAATAAAGCGTTAGAGGGTAACGCAAAATAATAAATAAAACAATAAAGCCACACGCAAAAGAAGTAAACTGCGTGTGGTTTTTACTATTTAGAAAGGGGCGAATCGATATTTATCTGTTAGGAAATAGGTTTGTCTATGACGGAATCAATTCGTCGCGTTATAATCTTTCAATTCTGCGTATTGATACAGAGGGGCTTACTTCGGCGGAGGGTTCTGTGGAATACTCGTCGTCGTTCTTTCCTGCGCAGAATAAAAGATATATTACAGGAGTCTCCCGCGAGAGCGCTCCGCTTGAGTTCGAGGTCGAGATAATCGGCGAAGAGGGGTATTGCTCTGTACATGAGCGAGCTATAAAGAATTGGCTCTTCAACTCCCCTACCTTCAAAGAGCTCTATATAGACCCCGAGGACGACAAAGAAGCCGAGTATGTGAACGGTGCAATAAAAAGACAATATCTTGAGTGCGTATTCTGTAACCCTGAGAAAATTGAATATGCCGAGGGCACTGTCGGCTGGCGTTGTACTTGTATGTGCTCATCCACAATGGCTATACAGGAAAAAGTGGAGGTCACAGCCACCTCTTTCAGCTCGGATATAACGCTTAATGTTGATACGGATATACAGGATTACGTCTATCCATATCTTGTCATCACCTGCGGCAACACAAAAGCGGATGTGACTATAACGAACAAAAGCGATAACAACCGTGCTATGCAGATTAAAGATGCGACGGCAAAGGCTGTGTTGTACGCCGATTGTGCTATAGGAACGATTGTGAACGACGCCAATGCCGAGTATTACAACAAGCTTGTCAATCAGCATTTCTTGAGGCTTGTTCCGGGAGAGAATATCATCTCTGTTACCGGCAGTGTGTCGTCGGTAAAGTTTACTTGGAATAATGCGAGGTGGATGACGTGATAGCAAGGTTTGACAAATTCAAACGCTTCGAGACTCCCCTGCTCACGGTGTGCAACCCCGGCAGTTATGTGACTTCAGATAATTTACTCACCAATTCGGTGTGCGCGTTGCCGTATGCCAAAGATATAGATGCTACCCTCAATTTTGGCTCTCTCTCTGAGTTAGCCTTTACTCTTCCGCTTATCGACGAAAAGGTGCGTAATACCTATAGTGACCTCGAAACGGGAAGATATATATACGCCTCGGATATTGGATATTTCATAATAGACAGTGTTGAAGACTCGTTCTCCCAAGAGGGGCGAGTAAAAGAGATATCCTGTGTGTCCGTTGAGCGTGAGCTTGAGGAGCTTGAAGCGCCATTCTACAAGGCGGGTGTTTATCCGCTGATATCTAATGATACCAAAGACGGCGTGTTAACCCTTGCTATAGCTAAATGTCCGTCGTGGTCTCTCGACCATATAGACGACAAGGTTAAGGCTCGCAGTAGATATTTTGAGATCGCAGAGTCTACAAGCATATACGAGTTCTTTATGAACGATTTGCAGGAGAAGTTCGATTGTGTGTTCTGCTACGACATAATTAACCGCAAGATATCTGTGTATGATAGAGCTGCCTACGCCGACCAACACCTTACAAGTATTCATCTTGCAAGGAACAATATTATTGAGGGGCTTGATATTTCGCAGGACTACGACGACCTCTACACGGCGTTAAGTGTTACCGGCGACGAGAATATGAGTATTCGCCGAGTTAACCCTATCGGTACAACCGTTATTTACGACTTCACATACCATAAACATTGGATGTCTCCTGAGTTACAGGACGCGGTTACGCGCTGGGAAGCAAAAATTGCCTCTGTGGAAGAAAGTTATGTAGCCCTCAACAGAGAGTATTACAACCAGTATCTCGCTATGAGCGAAACGCAGATGGATATAGACAAGCTGAATACTCAGATTGATATCTATTACACCTGTCGTGATTGTATTCTTTCCGGTACGATAAGCTCAAAGAAGACATCGCTGCTTAGCCAGCTCAAAAAGAGTGGCGCGGTTGGCGACGACGCGACTACGGATGCTGTGCCCGTCGCTCTTGCAACTGTTAATGCCAAAATCGCAGAATTATCTATAACTAAGGCGCAGAAGCAGACGCTATATAATTCTCAAAAATCACAAGCAGACGCAACTAAAGCTCAGATAGATGCCATTCAGGCGGCGTGTAGCTTGTCTACGACCGCAAGAGACGTCAACGGCAAAGTCATATTTACGGACGAGCTTCTTCGTGAGTTGTCCGCCTATATAAAGCAAGCCGACTACACCGACGACAATATCACTAAGACGGATATTATGTCTCAGGATGAGATATTTGACTGGTGTGTTGAGCTTATGAAACGAGCCAAAACTCAGCTTTCTAAAATTTCAACACCTAACAGAAAGTTTGAAGTCACAACTCGTTCGTTTATTTTCTCACAGCAATTTTCCTCATTTACTTCGCAACTTGAGAGCGGCTGTATAGTGACCGCAGAAGTGGACGACGACCAATTTGAGCAACTGCACTTGCTCACTATAGACATAGATTTTGAGTCCAAAACCATATCTCTAACATTTGGTAACAAATACAATCAGTATGACCCGAGGTCGTTGTTTGAGGATGTGTTTGGCGATGTATCAAAGTCAAAGGCTACCTTGCAGTACGTCACAGGCATAGTCGAAGATATGTCTAAGCAGGTCAGCGATGCTTCCAAGTGGATCGACGAGGCTCTGATACTTACAAAAGACAAAGCTCTCTCGGCTAAAAATCAAGAAGTTATCATAGACGACGGCGGATATCTCGGTCGCTTGCGTAAAACACAAAAGGACGCGCAGGGTATGGATGCTCTCGACGCCGACGGCAACCCTATCTTTCTTACGGATTCACAGGGTAATCCTATATATGACGGTGAACAGCTCCGCATTGTTAACAATTGCATAGTCTTTACTGACGATGGGTGGGAGACAGCTAAAACGGCTGTTGGCAAACTGTATCTCGGGAAAGACAAAAGCGGCAATGATGTTTACAAGTACGGCGTAGCCGGAGATGTCATTATAGGTAAGATTATAGCCGGTAACAACCTCATTATAGCTGGTGGTTCTGAAGAAAACGGAGACTACAGTGTAACTATAGATGATAAAGGACTTGCGATTAACAACGGTAATATTCTTATTAAAGACCCGAACGGCAAGAAAGTGTTCGGCGTGGAAGACGGACAGATGTATTTGGACGGCAGTATTGTGGCTACGGGTAGTTTGTCCATAGACTCCATTGCAGTCGGTGACTACACAAATTATATTAACCTAAGCAAAGAAACTGCTGATGTGTACGGGTTTAAGTCTGCCGCCGAGTACGCCGCCCAAGCAGCTCATAAGGCGTACATAAATGAGCGTTGGCTTACTCCTATCTCCTACCCTACCGCTTCGCCGTACTTCATTTATATCAGTAAATCATATCCGTGTAAGATTGGCGACTCATTCAGAATTACAGGTAACGTGTATAGCCGAGCGTATCACAATAATTCGTTGGATGTTAAGATTGCTCTTGTTGTTACCGTGCGTAACGCCCAAGGCGTAGAGAGCAAGAAAAACATATATTCCGATAAAGTACCGCTTTCAAACGGTGGCTATACGACGCTCAACAGCACCGTCACTATCGACACTAAAAGTCTCGGGAGCACTTCGCTTACTCCGGTAAATTTCTCTATTGCCATAGCTACATTTGTCAAAGACACCTCTACTAAGACTAATGTTACTGCGGGTTGGTACGCAGTTAACAACCTTGAGGTTCGTAGAGCTTCTGCGGGTGAAATAACTGCGGGGTTGCTTAAATCAAAAGACGGCGAGACTTATATTAACCTTGATACCGGTGACGCGCAGCTCACGGGTACGGTTAGGGTTAAGGGCGCTAACTACGACGTGTGGCTGAAGAGTGAAACGGCAGATGGAGAAACAGAGGTTGGTCTTTATTTAACCAAGACAGATGGTTCAGATACTAATGGCAGAGTTGTCCTTTATGAAGATACCTCCGGAGATACTTGCGTAGCTATAGCCGGGGAAACAATAGTAATCGGCGCAACAAGCAGCGATAGTAATTTTGCTAATAATCTATTATTACAGAGTACAGGTTATTTAAGTATACAGGCGACAAATAATATAGTAATTCAATCTCTCGGATTTACGAGTAATAAAACCGCAAAGGGTGGAAGGGTAACAATTTCTTGCCCTAACGGTTTTAATGTAACTTGCGAAGGTGAAACCACAGCCAATACAGGAAAAATTAATTATAATAAAATTAATGCCTTGTGGGAGATTAACCCCGCTATCAAAACGGGGGTTCTGAAAGCGACATCGGGTGTTTATGTTAAGGGGGTAGAAATAGGTTCGTACCCTGAGCTTTGGACGAGTTCTGGATCATTTATGGGCGGAGACCAAAGAGCTTCCTTAGCCCAAAATGTTTCAGCTATGCCTAACGGGATTGTTCTTGTGTGGAGTGCGTATACAGACAAAGCAGAAGATTATTGCTGGAATTACACTTTCATTCCTAAAGAACACGTTAAAAATCGAAATGGAGATGGCGTGTCGGTATTTCTTGCTGGAAGTGCAAGCTTTAAATATGTAGCACTTAAATATATATATGTTTGGGATAACGAGGTTTTGGGAATCTCGCTAAATACTGCCGACGCCACTATTGGCGGCATACAGTCTACACCCCAAAAGTTTGTTCTGCGCAAGATTATAGGTGTATAACCCAACACGAATAAAAGGAGCTTATATAAATGACAATAGAAAATGCTTACAGAGCCCGTGCGGCTCTTAATAAAATAAGTTGTAATGCTATGCCCGCTAAAACGGCATACAAAATCTCAAAGCTGTACAGCGCCCTGAAGGACGACGCTGATTTCTATACAGAGCGTCTCTCTCAGATAATTGAGCAGTACGGAGAGAAAGACGAGAGTGGCAAACCCGTCATAAGCGGTAGTGGTTACAAAATCCAAAAGGACAAGATGGACGAGTGTACCGCCGCCATTAAAGAGCTTAGCGAGATAGAGGCTGCTATACCCGACGCAAAGATTTATTTGTCGGAGCTTGATGGAGTCGAACTCTCCCCCGACGACATAGCCGCAATCTATGACTTTATTGAAGAGGATTGAGGATTGATGCTATTTGCGTGAAATCTACATAAACGCCGAATATCCCAACACGCAAGAAGTGGTGTGGGGGTACGATGGCGAAAACAATAGTGCAGACCTAAAAATAAAACTCCCCGATTTTATGGTCGGGGAGAAATTCAATTACACGATTCATTTTAAAGACGCTTTCAACAAAGAGTTATCTGTTGGTGCGACGGCAACCGACGGTGTGTGTTCTGTGTTGCTTACAAAAAGTTTAGCTGTCGGCGGACGACTGAAAATACAGGTCGTCGGAGTTAGCCCTAAAACGGCGACGACGGGTGTGTATAAAGTAAAAGCCCCTAAGTCAGCAGAGAAAATCAGACTTGTGATAAGCTCGCAAACTATCACTTTGGCGAAAAAAGACTCAAGGGTTCTATCTGTTGATGAGTTTGAAAATTATGATATATGGACGCTCAAATTTAAGATTAATGACGGAGCATATGCCGTAGAAGCTAAGTACGGGGTGGAGTGGGTTGCAACTGATAGCGTTCTACTCGTTGCAAATGAACAAGTAGTCAAGACGCCCGTCTTGATTTTAATAATTAAAAGTAAGGATGGTGACTTAATCTGAGAGAAGTATATATAGATTTACAGCGTCCTGTTAAAGTAAACATAGGATATATTGGCGAGCATAAAGCCACCAAGCTTATAATCGCTTTATCGCCCGACCTCAAAGACGCAACCTCTTACAAGATAGAGTTTAGTACCTGCGGAAAGGTAATCGCGTCGAACACAGTAACTGCAAGTAACGGCGTAATTAACTATGCCATTCCGCAGGACATCACACTAATGCCTATAATAGAGTCCGTTATGGGTATTCAGGTTATAGGAAACAATGGAGAGAACATTATTAAATCCCCAATAGTAGAGGCTTATATTGGAAGTAGCTTGCTGGATTCTACTGAAGTAGCTTCTAATACCCCCACAGATATCTCGACAAAAGTTGAACAACTGATGGCGGCTAAACACAGCCACAGCAATAAGGCTGTCTTGGATAAGTTTGCCGAGTCAAAAGACGGCAAGCCGACCTATGACGGTAAGGCTTTAGGCGGTGGCGCATCAACGGCAGAGGACATCAGCTACACGCTGTCAGAAGATGTTCAAACCACTTTCCCGGATATTGAGCTTAAGTCTGACACAGTTAAAAGCGGACTTGATGTCGCAATGTATTATGCGCTTGCGGGTATGTTTGCAAAGTATATTAGCTGCAATCTGCAATCAGGCAGTGGAGAAACAGTAAGTATGGATTTGCAGCGTATCTTAGATGGCTTTGTCTTTCCGGCGATGTTTAAGGCGCACGAGCACGACAACAAATCTGTGCTTGATCTGATATCAGCGGTTGACGGCAAACTTCGCTACAATGGCTCCGATGTCGGACTCAAAGGTGATAAAGGTGCGGACGGCGCAGACGGCAAAGATGGTACAAATGGCAAGACTCCGGTCAAAGGTACTGACTACTGGACAGAATCAGACAAGGCGGAGATAGTCAACGACACGCTTGCCGCCCTGCCAACATGGACGGGAGGTAATTACTGATGGCATATGACAAGGTAGTTGACTCTGCCGCGCTTGATGCCGCTATAACCTACACGGCTAACCGCATCCGCAACAAGACAGGCGGCACAGACCAGATAGCATGGGACTCAGCCAAAGGCTTTGGTGATGCGGTTGACGCTATAACAGGCGGCTCTTCCGCGCCGGAGTCTGACCCGCGCGAAGTTTATCAGGGGACACGCCCTGCCGAGTGGCTTAGACTGCCGGATTATGACAAAATCACGGATAACACGGCTTACTTTTTGCTCGCTTTGTACCCCAGCGGAAAAAATAATATCCGCATAGCTTTGCGCACTAACGGCTCATGCACGATAACCGCAGGGACAGTTTCCAACGGCGAGTTTGTGCCGTTTGAGAACGACGACACAGTCACTGTTGCCGGAAATGGTAATGAATACGTGAAAGCTGAAAGAACCTTTAATTTTGCTGACTATAACACTGCTATGAGTGACGGTACAAAACAGATAGTAATCAAAGTAAACACAACAGATACACTTAAAAGGATTACATTTTACGGCGACGGATGGCTCGATAATCACGGTGTGTTAGACATCATTCTAAAAGCGATTAACTCGGAACACTACGTTAACTTTAGTCAGAACGCTACGCAGCGAGGCTGTCTATATTTCTACACTTTTGACAAAGGTATTCCAATATCTTTAAAACACGTCAAGTATATCGCAACAGCGAGCGGAGAAGTCGAAGCTAACGCCGTCTTGTATATGCCGCAGCTTGTCAAAATCATAGGCACCTTTAAGGTAGAATCAAACAACGAGGTTTTTCGCGATTGTAACAATCTAAGAGAAGTGACTTGCGACATAAGTACAGCGACGAGTTTTAGCAATCCTTTTAGAAACACCTGCTATTCTTTGAGAACGCTTACGTTTACTGGCGGCGAAAGCCTTACGGCATTTCCGTCGGACATAAACCTTGCGCATACGGCTCTCGACGCCGATGCAGTGCTTGCGTTCTTCAACACACTGCCAAATATATCGACAGGCACAGCGAGAACGATAACGTTGGCGAATACACCTGCGGCGACGGCGGGAATCCCGGAAGCCACGCTTGCGGTGGCGACAAATAAAGGATGGACGGTGGTGACGGCATGACAATTAACGGTAATATACTCACGGCAGACGACGGTAAGGCACTGCAAAAAGGCGATGTTATCGCGACGACCGTCCACCTCGGGGTCAACGACAGCGCGGGAAACTGGGCGGAGATTGACGCGCCGGGCGAAGAGATATCCGACTCCGAGGCACTTGAAATAATCACAGGAGGTGCAACATGACGCGAGCAGAAGCAAAGGCTTATCGCGACAAGATAGATGGCGTGTTGACGAAGGTCACTACGGACGCAGAAGCTTTGGAGTATGCAGAGCTTTATCCGCTTTGGAGCGGGTATGTCGATTATGCTGTCGGCAGTACAGTCCGCAGACCGAGCGGGCTCTATCGCTGTTACAACGCCATAACGGCAAATCCGACATGGTTGCCGGAAAACACCGCCGCGCACTGGGAGCCTATCACGGTCGGCGAGGACGGCACGATAGATAACCCGATAACCGCTGCCGCTGGTATGCGGTATTTCAAGGACAAGTATTATCTCGACGGTGGCAAAATTTACAGATGCACAAGAGACGACAGCAATGGTCAAGGTACTATACTGCACTATGTACCGTCGCAGCTTGTGGGCGTTTATTTTGAGGAATTGAGCTAATGCGAGAAGTAATAATTGATTTATGGAGAAGCTCTCGCTTTAATATGGGTTATGTCGGAGAAAATGAGGCGACTAAGCTTATTTTTCAACTCACACCAGATTTACAAGGCGCGGACTTTTATTCTATAGATTTTCTTGTGGGCGACACTGTAAAAAGTGTTAGCGATATTAAAGTAGATGACGAGTTTTTATCATATATCGTTCCTTCTATTTTAACAAAGAAAGACGGCGAGATAGCCATACAGGTTTTAGCGGGAAACGATAAATTTATTGTTAAATCACCTATCGTCTACGGGAAGATATTCGCGCCTAAAGATAAATAATTTTGAGATGGCATAGAAAGAGAGGATTAAACATGAACATAGCTATGTCTATCGGACACGGTAAAAATGAAAGGGGCGGCTACGACAGCGGAGCGTGTAGTGGCGGTTTTCAAGAATTTAAGATAGGTCGAGAAATCGGTAAGTACGCTGCGGCAGCTCTTCGTGAGTACGGCTGTAATGTAACGCTGATAAATTACGACGCAGACAAGAGTCTTTATAGTCGTATCAAGACTATAAATGCTGGCAAGTATGACCTTGCTATGGAGATACATCTTAACGCCGCGCACGGCACGGGCTCTGAGGTTTACTATAAAGTAGGCAACAACGCCGGTAAGACAATAGCCGGTGCGATTAGTAAGAGTATTGCTACAAAGTTCGGCATCCCGAATCGTGGCGCAAAAGTTAAGGTACAAAATAACACAAACTACTTTGGTTTCGTTAGAGAGGTTAAATGTCAGAGCCTCCTCGTCGAGACCGTTTTTATTGATACAACCTCTGATCGTAAACACGTTGAGAACGCATCTGGACAGAAACAGTGCGGTATTGCAATAGCCGACGCGGTTGCCTCTGTATATAAACTTAAGAAGAGAACAGCGAGTGCGCCAGCTGTTACGCCGACAACGCCATCCACTCCTACCCAGCCCGCTTCTGCCATAAAGGCGGGAGATATCGTTAAGATTACGGGCAAAAAGTATGCCACAGGACAGAGTATTCCTGTATGGGTTAAGCTCCGTAAACACACAGTTAAGTCTGTGAGTGGAAACAAAGTTTTGCTTAAGGAGATTAACTCATGGGTGTACGCGGCAGACCTTTCGTTGGTTAAGAGTGCGTCAAAAAAAATAGGCGTAGGCTCCACAGTAACAATTAAGACTGGGGCAGTTTACGGCGGACTCTCTAATACGAGAGGTAAGGCTGTGCCTAAAGCTCAGCTCGCGCCCACAAAACACAAGGTCTCAAAAATTCAAACAAACAGTGGCGTGAAGGAGGCTCTGCTTTCGGATATCATGTCATGGGTTGCCGTTAAATATCTTAAGGAGGTATCGTAATGGCAATCAGTATGGACGCCTTAGAGACAGAGATAAAGAACCTCAAAAGGCGCGTCGAGGTGCTTGAAAAAGAGTACACCACTCTTGATAAAGAGGTTGACGATATAGATAAAACTCAGAGCGTTGTTACTTCTAAGCTTAACACGGTTATTGAAACCCTCGGAAAGCTTCAGCAAGCAATAGACGATTTAAAAGACCGCCCCAGCAAGCGTTGGGAGACCATTGTGTCTGCTCTTATCGGTGCTGCTATGACAGCCTTTATCGCATTTATATTCGGGAGGTAAGATTATGCAAAAATTCAAAGACATTATTGAGAATCTTAGTAATGTATCGGTTGGTACTTGGGTTCGCCTTATTCTTATGGTAGGCTCTCTTGTCAACCTCACACTCGGCGCATTTGGCGTTGCGGGCATCAGTTTTGATGAGAATCAGCTGTACGCAATAGTCAGTGTCGTGCTCGCCATCGTAACTGGCGTCGTCAGCTACTGGAAGAATAACAGCTTCACTGCGGCAGCTCAGGCGGCGGACGAGTTTCTTCATGCTCAGGGCAATGCTAAAGAACAGAGTGAAGTAAAGCCTGACGCAAACGAGAACGAAGAAGGCTAAGTAAAAAAACGCGGGTAGGGAGAAATCCCTACCCGCGTTTTTTACCTAAATTATCTCATAAAATAAGGCTTTAGTTCTTCGTCTAACTTTTGAGGGGTTATACCGGCAATCTTAGCAATGTGAGTCTTCGACCCAATCTCTCTTGTGCAGAAGTCGCCCTCTTCAGCGTTAAGCCACTTATAAGCTTCTTCCAAGCTGTCAAACTCGGCTAATCGGTGATGCCACTCGCCGAAATCAAACTTACTTGAAACGCCATAAATTTTGCCGGTCTTTTCGAAATACTTCTCTAAAGTCATAAAGTTCCTCCTTACCGTTTGTTTTATTTACAGGTTAATTATAACTTATAGAAATATATTGTCAATACCTTTTATAGGACAAGAGCGGTTTTGCTTAAGCAAAACCGCTCTCAAATAGGTGTATAGGAACCAAGAGGTTCTCTACTGGAATTATACCACATTAATAAAGGAAGTCAACCGTTATTCTTTATTTTAGCCCACTTTTTACTGTTTTTAGATTATAAACTTGAAGTTTAAATATCTCACGAGTTAACTTGTAGGCTAAAATTACCGTCCGAGATTTGCCATAAATTCTGTGCCCCATCTGGTCGCCTGTCCCTCATACCATGCGTCGTCGTAAGCGGGTAAAGAGCTATATCTATACCCTTTTATCCGCACAAGGTATTCTCTATGCCAATATCGTATCATCGAGGGAATACATACGAAAACCGGCATAAAGAAACCATAGAGCGTGTTCTGAATTGCGTGACCGTGTTCGTGGTATGTAATCTCGCTCTCTGACTGGTTGTCTGTAATTATCGTTAGTCCAAGCGACACGCCACCCCAGCCGTTGCCAATCCTAAACCTTATACAATAGCCACACAGCTCCGGCTTCCTGAAGAGCAACAGCATAACTGCGGCGGCGACCACGCCGACAAGCGTCATAGGCAAACCCCAAGTGAATGACAAGACATAAAACAAAAGCTTGTTATTCTTCATTACTTCACTCCCGTAGAACCGAACCCGCCTCTGGACTGGTCGTCGAGATGGTCTACTTCGTCGAGACTCACTTTAGGCATAGACTTCACTATGCGAAACTGGCATATTCTATCACCCTTTTCAATTTTTGTATCTTCAAGAGCTATCGCAGGGAACATCCACACATCGTTGTCACCGCTGTAGCTGTTATCTATAATTCCCATGCTGTTAGCCTGTATGACCTTAAAGTTCTTGTATGTACTGCTTCTCGGTACAACATGAGCCTCGTAACCGTCGGGTAGCTTCATAGACACGCCGAGGGATATAATCTTAAACTCTCCCCTCTTAAGTTCTACAGTTTCAGCAGCTCTGAGATCTATCCAGTCACCCTGTGATATTTTCTGAAGACGCTCCATATTCGCGTCATGATACTTTATTTTAATCTTCTTCATTATTCTTCTCCTTATTCTTTTTAGCCAGTCTATAATCCTCAAGAAAGTAAGCTACCGCCTCAAGTTCGTCGTCTGTAAGAGACTCCATAAAAATATTGTCTCGTCTCGGATAACCACACTGCACAAGGAAAGTATTAAGGTACTGCCCTATCAAGTCAACGGTCGTGTCTCCGAAATCGCTATATACCTGAAATTCTGACGACGACGTGCAAGTGAAGCCGCTCTCATCCGTTAATTCAAACTTAATAGTAAGTTTATCTTCCATATTACCTCCTTAACTTATCTTCTCTGCATACTGGTTGTTGCTTCGGGAGAACTCTCCAAAATACAATTTTTCTGCGGCAAGTCTTGCCGCTACCGCATCTTCAAAATTATTAAAAGTACCAATATTAATCATGTGTTTGTCCACATTAATATACGAGCTCCATTTCTGGGGCTTTTTTTGATAATAAACTCCGCTCACACCAGAAGAATTATTCTTATACACTCCTTTGTTGAAAGCATTTTCTCGTCTTGTACAAAGTCTTAAGTTTGACCTTGTGTTATTCAGCCTATCTCCATCTATATGATCCACTTCTATATCAGTCGTCGTATCAACCCCCAAAATATAGTTATGAAACAGCACTTGTCTTTTATTTACCAAACCTCTGGCATAGCCAGTATTATTCTTGAACCAGCAAATACTTTTTGCTATTTCCCAGTCATCCCTGTCGCACACAAAACTTTCTGCACAATTAGAAAACTTAACTCGCACGACATCTCCATCATGCTGATATTCATTATATTTTTTATTATTTTTCCCTGTCTGTCGGGTTCGCTCAATTACAAGACACCCACAAGATTTCGTGTCGCCATTAGTTAAATATTTCCCGCGAACAACAACCTCTTTATTTAGATTGCAATCGCAAACACATCTCCAATAAGTTGAGTTGTTGCGGATGTATGCTAAACCTTTTACTTCTAATTTTCCGAACCTTCTGCCGGTAAGATTTAAGCGAGAGATGGTCTTACCCCCTTTCTAAAAAGAGAGGTCTTATCTATAAATCCATCTGAGGACAAGGCATAAAACCTTTGATTAGTTGAAGAAGAAGATAATCCTCCAAGCTTCTTGTCGTAATGCCCTATTTTTATGTAATCACAATATTGGGTGATGCCGTTTTGTGATAAAACTTTTATGTCATCACAACCACTATATACACAGGTTTTTAGATTCTGACTTTTTGCAATAAGCAGACACTTTACCAAATCCTCTGGGTTTTGTTCCCCTCCCATAAAGCAGACGCAAGTAATTAAGTCCTCGTACATTTGTATTAAGTGGGCGATGTCGTCGGAAAGATATCTTCCTTTATACTCCCACAGGTACTCGCTGTGGCAGCCCTCACATCTGTGAGGGCAACCACTTATATTGACGGCGAGCGTTACCTCGTCGGGGACTTCTTGAAACACTATCGTATAACCGATATATTTGAGTTTATTCATAGTATCTTTTTGCCGCCTCTTTTTGTCTCTCCTCTGAAAAGGCAGACACTCTCTTAAGATAGCCTATGACACGAGTCAAATAGTCTACGTCATGACTTCCGCACTCTACGCAATGATCCAGACGGCGTTTGCTGATATGCCCACACACATTACATATTGTATTAGGAATGTTAAAAGTGAAGTATGAGCAACCGGTTTTAACGGCATCCAACAGTAGAGTTTTATACTGCTCCTTAGTTAAATGTTCGTTCAAGTTAGCATGAAGTGCTGACCCGCCGTCCAAATATTTTGTGAGTTTGCTACCATGCAGTATAAACTTGTCAACAGTATTCGTAGCTTCGTCCTCTACTATATAAAAGTAACTATTGTAACAATCACGGGGAACAAACAGTCCGTCCGCCCTATCCCACTTGGCATTTTTAACTCCTAAGTTTTCCGCTGGTACAAATTCTGTATTCCACATCAATTCATCAGTTCTTTCTTTCTTGTTGCTATCATATATAGGCTTCAGAATCTTTTCGCCATACTCAAAATACCTATCGTTTGGACTAATTTCTATGCCTAAAAACTCTGCTCCTTCAACAAATCCATTAATGCCTATGGTTAAAAACTGTTTGTCCAACGAAATATACCCCGCGTCGTAGACAGGAAGCAACTTTGCTTTGAAATTATCTTTCATAATCTCATTAAACGCCTTTAAGTAGCAGTGAATTTTTTCTACCTGAGTTGTTACTGCTTCCGAAAGATCAATACCCTGCTTGGTCGCGTTCTGCACGAGTCTGTTAATATTGATAGTTATAACGCCCTTTGACCCCGTAGACACACCACCTGCACCGAGCGTAAAGGAGAAGGTGTTATCCTGTAGCTCATTGCGAACCCGGCAACATGACGAGAGCGAATCAACACTACCGCTACGATATACAAAGAACGAGTGCCCCTCCGCGTACATTTCAGCCACAAAGTCGAACCACTCTTTATCGGTATAAGCACTTCCATCATCAAGAAGGTTTACTGTTTCAACCGGGAATGTGAGCGGCTTCTTAAGTCTCTCAGCATTAAACCATTTCATAAACCTCTTCTGTAGCCAGCTAACGCTCTCCCACTTAGGCTCAGTCTCGTCCGGGAAAATGAAGTCATGAAAAATGCCATTAAAATAATTGTGATCGAAATAGGCGATGTTCCAAAATACTGACTGAAAGTTTCTCGCTGCCGCGGGCTGATTTAAAGAATAGACAACCTGACTAAATTTATCCTCTATAACCTTGCTTATACTCTTCTCCCTACTCCCAGTCGTGACAATTTTATCCGCATGACGATAATAATCATCTCCATACTCTTTTCTGATAAAGTAGTCAAGATATGTTAGAAACTCCGGGGTTGAAACAGCTCCCGCGAACTGAGACGCTATAGCGAAAACGAGGTTAATAAATGAGCCACAAAACGAATCAAGATTGCGGGGCGGATCCGAAAGTCCGCCGATTGACTTAAGCCCCTCAAAAAGGAATGGGTACATAGTGATAGACACGCAGTACGGCATTATACTTGTCTCGTCGTGTTTATATATCTCATGACTTTCGAGCTGTCGGATATATTCTTCCGCGAGTTCTTTATCGTACATAGAAGTCAGTTTATTTATCATCAGAAGCCTGTTGGTTCCGATTATGTCTTTTTTGCTTAGTTCGCCCTGCATAGTGGCGACATTTTTACTTTCCACATTTGCATTAGAGTCTACTTCGCTTCCAGTCGAAGCGTTTGTAGCTCCTTTATATCTATTTATAAAGTTAATATACTTCGCATACTTTTCGTAGTTATTGTATTTTCCCATATCACATCACCTCGTTAATCCATTTAATTGCTTCGACGAAAGTCATTGTCTTTCCGTCAACCTCAAGCATAGGAGCCGACATAAAACCCTTGTCTCTCATAACATCCACATCGGTAATTTCTTCGTAGTCCACTCCCTTCGATTTCAGTTTGGTCGTCAGTACATTGCATTTAGGGCAATGCGTCGTATACAGTATTACTTTCATGTTTTGTAAACCTCCGTATATATAAGTTAAGCCTCGTATGCTACTCGTCCGCAGCACGGGCATTTTGACATTGTATAAGGTGCATACACAACAACTTTGTGCGCCCCGTCGTATGACTCACGAACAATCTCCTCTCCCGTCAGAACATAGCTATTTATGTCTGCTTCGAAAACGCACCCGCAGGTCGAACACTTAAACTCAAGTGTTTTGCTTGCTCCATTTCTAAGAATATTAATCATCCTATCAGTCCTCCTCGTAAGGCTCAGGAAGTATCTGCCACGCCACCACAAAGGTGAGCACACCGTCAATACTTCCACCCTCAACTGCGTCTATAGGTTCGTCCACGCCGTCAATCTCCCAAGTCATCGAGTCGGCGTCGTACCACGCTGCAACGGTCGCTCTCTCGTTGCGGGGTCTTGAGTGCATACAATTGATTGAATAGAAAAGCTCCTCAATCGTCACGATAAATTTACCACTGTACTCGGGCAGGTCGCTGACTTTTTTTATTGAGTGCCAGTTGGCGTTGGGCATTCCCTTACAGTCTGCGGGACACGTACGTATCTGTGGCTCGTCACCCTTGTGGTCGCTATGAGCCTCATTTTTGGCAGTTATTTCTATCGCCTCATCTATCGCTGTAATCCAGTCAAACATCTCGTCAATGATTCTCTTCATTTTTTAAAACTCCTCTCCATTTCCAATCGTTATATCCGTTCTCTCTGCAACGGTCACAGTATTCTTTGTCTAACCACTCATCGTAAGCGCAGTAAGCATGAGCGAATCCACTACTTCGGCGAAGTGCGTTAAGGTCACTTGTCACCTCTGCGAGCAGCTTGTTTAGTCTTAAGTTCTCCTCACGGAGTTGTTTGTTATCTTCTAATTTTTCTTGACTGAACTTCGTATATCCCTTCCAAAAATCAGCATTGCTCTTAGCGGCTTCGAGGTCGGTGCGTAGAGAATTTAGCTCCCGTTTTAGCTCTTTCTTTCTCATACAACCATCCCACAGTCAGTGTCCTTCGAGACTTCTGTGTCGGGGCGAATTATCTTCTCGGTCTCACCACCACACGCCGCATACCCCGCCGCGTCTATCCAGTTATCAGCCTTGCCTCTACCGGTCGCCACCCTTGCCATTTTAAAAAGCACCATCATGGCGGCGACATCCTTGCAGGTCAGCAAAACCTTTTCGTCCGGGAACGCCGCATCGAGATAGCTCGTCCACAAATTTGCTATCGCGGTAAAGCTGTTCTCAGGCGAGCTGTATTCCGCCTCCCTGCTCCTGCAAACGCAGTCTTTTGCGCCATTTAAAATATCTTCTCTGTTAAAGTAATAACCCATTTATCTTCTCCTTTTAGTCTCTCTCACAGCAATTCACGTCGCCGCCACACTTACACGACGGCTCACCCTTTTGACCGATGCACACTTTTGTTCCGTGTTTAGCCTTATAATATCCACACTTCTCTTTCTTTATGGGTCTATTCCAACAAGTTGAGCAAGAAACACCAGCGCACCCACGGTCGCCAAGTGGAGTATGGTCGTTGCCGTAAAGGTATCTCACGCAATCAGAGGGGTAGCCATCATTGTTAAATATCGCGTTCGGGAACTTCTTGAGGAAGTCACTCATGTATGTTTCTACCGGATGTTCCACACCCCACTTCTCAACCATCTCTACAGCCTCTTCGGGGTGCTGAGATTCAACGGTCTCACAGCCAAAGGGTTCGCCCATAGCAAGCGTACACATGGAGCAACCAGATGACTGTCCACACATTCGTTCTTTTGTCTTAAGGTAATCTACTGCGTCCATATTAGTCCTCCTCGTCCTCGCCCGCATTATGAACAAGACTATTGCTTGCATTATTGTAGCGCATCTCCCAAACTGGTATAATTACCGGCATATTATCAGGAAGATCTGATATGAGCCTCTTCAGCTCAGCAATTGTCATATTTATCATTTACTTTCTCCTTTACTGATGATTTGAAAAGTAGTTTCTGATAACACTCTTTACAAATATCAACATTAATCCATTCCTTTTTTGGAAATACGATTCCCATATCAATAAATGCAGTTTCTATCTCTTTTTTAACCTTAAAATGGTTATCAGCAGGTCTTATTCCACAAATATCACATATGGCTTTCAGCATTTTTCTTCTTTCCTTATTTAACTTCTTTTTTCATAAGTTCTTCTCTGTAACCCCATAACAAATTGCGAATTTCCTGAATTTCTGAGCTAATTAGCTTATGCTCTTTTTGGCGCAAAATATCATGAAGTCTATCACAATCATTCACAATTTTGCAAATTTCAGATACTTTCATCATTCTTCTCCTTCCCAGTAATCAGTTCACTATAAGGCAACCCCTCAATCCAATCGCAGAATGTACGCCATTCGTCCAAACGATGCCCTTTCCGAGACTTGTATATGTTGGCGAGCACTTCGTAGTTTAGCATTACAGTGCGGCGCTGGTTGTAAGAGGACGGAAGAAGCTGAATAAGTTGCCACCAGTATTTTTTATCTTTGGTTTCAAGAAAAATTCTTCGATAATAATTTAAAGTATTAACGGTGGTTTTAAGAAGCTCTTTCCCTGATAGTCTAAAGCCGGAATCTGATTCATCGGGCGTACAATTATCCTCATGAGAAACTTTAAGTCCTCTTCCATCTAATAGGTGTTCTTGTGAAAAATCCTCCAGCGTAAACTCTTTTGCATGAATCTTGTGCATGGTAGAACATGAATTAGCAACCGTACCCACCTTGTAAGTATCAAATTCCTTCCACCAGTAGAGTGGAGCTGTAACATCCACATATACCGTAACCATTCTCATAAACTTACGATGGTCAGTACCGGCATTACGGAGACGAGTCATGAGATCTAAATCTTTAGACCCCACGACATAAATTGTCGGAAAAAGATTACTCGCACGAGGCGAAACCCAGCCACTGTCACTCTTATCCCAAGAGTTCATTGGCGACCTCATACCTCTAATGGATGCTTCAAATCCATACACATCAACATTTTCAATTTTTATCATTCGCTATCCCCCTTAAAAAAGCCAGCTATATCAAACCACTTGTCTGAGATGATGTTTCCGATTTTTGTCACCGAAGAACCCATCCCATTATCTTCATATCGAACATATTTGCCCGGAAGATCTTCCCATTTATCTACGCCGACTACCCTTAATACTTCAGAAATAGACTCCATAGACTTGGCGCTAAAGACCCTCTTTTTAGTCTCTCGATCATAACCATCCAACGCATATCCGCCGACGCCCCAAACACAACATCTGGACTCCATATATATTGTCCATATCAGTATCCCGTGGTCTTCTCGCCCCAGCATCGTGCCGGTTATTATTGCATTTTCAATTCTGCCCATTTAATCTCTCTCCTCTCTATTCGTCCGAACCCTCGACAATATCAAGCCCGTCCAGTACACACTCTGCACACAGCTCGTCGCCGTCCACATAATAAAGCGTCTCCTCTTCACCGCACTTGTCGCAGAAGTATCGAGTAACACGCCTATGTGGACACGAGTCACCGAAGCACCCAAGTTCGGGCGGACATCCAACGCACTCATTAAACTCTTTTTTCACTTAAACATCTCCTTAATAAACTGCTCGGAGTCACCGTCCTCTAAATAAAATCCATCAGAGTGCATTGCTCTTTGGATGTTGCATATCAGCTGAAAGAACCTCCAATCGGGAACACTCTTCCACGCCCGACCAAGCGTTTCAAGAAAGCCGTCTATTCTGTCGGGATTCCTTCCGTTACCCATATCTCTCGTCATTATGTATGCTGCCGTACACGACGGGCAAATCTGCCGACCTTCGGGGACTATTTCTCCGCAACATACACATCTATCTGCATTAGCCATTGTTATTCCCTCCGTCCTCACTTTCGCTTTTGATAACGCTGTCGATCGTTTCGGCTATGTCAAGCAGTGCTCCTGATATTTCCTTGTTTTCAATGCAAAAGGACAAACCTTCAATCTGACCTGTTATCCTTTCGAATCTTATTCTGTTCTCTGCTTTCATTCCGTCTCACCCTCCTTCAATTCTCCGCAGCTGCGATAATCATCAGGGTCAGGAGTTTCATAATCACCCCAAATTAACGCCTGTCCGCAACTATCACAATATTTCTGTAATCGCCCTGCTAACCACTCATTTTCAATCCTTGATACAATAACCTGTTCGCAAGTAGGGCAATAAAAAGTTTGTAACTTTGCGGTGCTCTTAATGCGACACTTTCTCGGTATCTGCTTTTCGAGGGCTTCTTTGCACACAATAAGCATTTCTGTATATTCTTGTACGCCTTGATACTTTTCGGAAAATTCTACATCATTCAGAAGCTCTAACGCTTTTTTTGCTATCATCATTCGTACCTCCGTCCATTTTCGCGCCGCAATTAGAACAAAACGGCGTTCTAATATATTCTCTTATTTCTTCGTACCCTGTAGGGCATAAGTTTTCTTCCCAATCATAGTCAAATGTTTCTTTAAAGGTGCTTGTATATTGCGCTTCCGCTCCGCAACATGAACATACGCAAGGAATATCGTAATAGCTATCCTCAATCCATTCACCGTGTTTAATCTCTTGTACATCTACGGCGGGAGCTGACTTTATAACATTGTAAATGTCTGTGGCTTTATAAAGTGCATCAGCTTCACACGCAGCTCCTTCAACTAATTTTTTTTGACAACTTATGTGATACCAAGTTGCGCCTTCAATTTCATCAATCACGGCCTCACGCTCTATGTATTCAGCCATTGTCTTCACGCTCCTTTAATGCTCGTTCTGCCTCTTCACGGGTGAGAAATACGGTTTTGCCGATTTCACCGGCGTTTATATCTGACAGTGATTGCCAAGCGAACCCTTCTACAATGTCCCACTCAATGAACAAGCTGAACAATTCCACGCGGATGGCTCTAACTTTATACACACTGACCGTTTTTCGACCCGTTACTTCGTAAAGCCTATCTCCCACCTTGCACGGCAGCATGACAACACCGTGTTCAAGAAGATAGTCTACAAGGTAATCGGTAAAACTTTCTGTTTCGGGGTCTGTTCTTTCAGCTTCAATCATCAAATTAATCAGTCGTTCTCTGTCTGCATCAGCCATTGTTAAAATCCTCCAACTTATTATCGTAGATATTGCCGATGACCGTACATTCGTCGGACGGGATAAAATAATATCGCACACCGCCCTTTTGTCCCATGAAACACCCGTTATGAACGACCTCAAAAACGCCTATTCGCTCTGTCGCAACACCAATATAGTTGACATCGTATAAGACATCGACTATATCGCCCTCAAAAATTTTTGTGCCGTTTTTATCTTTGAGGCCTGTGTACTGTCCTACGGTTTCAGCGTTTACAATATAGTGCGAACTCGGCTCGTTGTATTCTTTTGGGTGCGGAATAGTAATATAATCACAAAGCTTGTCATCAGTTCTGCAATATTTAGCTTTATAATAATATCCCTCAACCCACTCACCGTTATCTGTTCGCTTGCCGCGAAAAAGTATCTCACGCATTATTCTTCACCTCCTATTCTGCGTTTGATTGTGTCACATATATCTGCGACAAGCCAATCGTCCGGTTCATCTGCATACCAAAAAGACCAATCGTCAAACGCACCTTCGATTATCCAATTGTTTTTATAATACTCAGTCGCTTCTTCTATCATCAACTCGTCGAAGGTGTAAACAAAATACGGCTCGCCGCCGTCGTCAACATAGAAGTCGATGAAGTACACATCTATGCCCTGCTTTTTTAATTCTTCAATCACTCTTTCTTTTACCACATTAATGTCTGTCATAGTCCAGTCTCCTATTTAGCTCAGCCTCACACGCATACCAAAAGTCGTCATCTTTGCCGATAAACCTCATCACATTTTTAATATATGACTCCGACATATCTTTTAGCTTGTGTACTACGCCACAAGCATCTCTCCACTCGTCGCCGTTGACCCCGTGTGGATAATCCCGCTCAAACGCATATTCAGCTAAATAATCGCTTCCTAAGCTCATTCAATCCCCTCCGTCCACTTCAACATTGCAAGACGTACCGAGTTTTGCGGCGTTACTCATACCTTCAGCGAGACCGCTAATAGCTGAGGTGAGGTACTGAGTTGCCTCAGCGGAATCAATCAGACCTATCTTGGAAAGAACGGTACTGGTTTTTATCAGTTCGTTTGTGTCTTCAAGAGAATAACCCTGTCTAAGCCAATAGTCGACCTCCGTCCAGTCAAGCACACATCCGCAATTACTGCAATATTTAGGCATCGAAAGTTCATAGATAAAAATATCATCATCCGAAACACCCAAGTCGCCTCGGCAACAAGGACATAAGTAATAGCACCCTTCGTTTATCGGCTTCTTTGGTATCTGCTTTTCGAGAGCTTCTTCTTCTATAGACATTAATCTTTCATATAACATTCTAAACGCTTTTCCAACTTCTTCAGGGCTTGGGTGTTCATCAATGAGATATACCTGATCATCTTCTACTATGGAACCAGACCCTTTCCCACCCTCAAAAACGATTTTAATAGGTTTATCATCGTCTTTAGGTATCACATAAATCATCATGCCACCTAATCTCCTTTCCTACAGTTGCGCGCAACCATCATTTTATTTCTTTCATTTCAAGATTACCGTCTTTATAAGCAATCTCATAAAGCTTATCATTAACTGTCTTAACCGACTCAACCATATCTGTTAATGTCGCAGCACTTACATCAATGGCGCTACGCGCATCACCTACAACCATAACCGCGCTATCAAGCGCTACCTTAACTGGCTTCACATCACAATCATCTGTGTTTCGATAAACTCGATTCAATACCTCGCGAAGCACATCTTTATACATCATCTTCTTCACCTGCTTCTTCAATACATTTTCTTATTCGCATTTCACTATCATGAGGATTACAATAGATTTCTACGCCTGTATGAGTATCATAATTTTCACATTTGATTTTGTTCTTGTCGAGAAATTCGTCAACTATACACATTGCATTGCTAAGTTTTTCGGCATACAAAGTCTTTCGCTTTAGCGCAGTATCTACATATTTTGGGATTTTCATTTGCTGTCCTCCTCTATTAGTTCAGTCCGTATCTGCTTTTCAAGAGCTTCTCTGATTTTGCCTCCTTAATCTCTCTCCAAAAACAATAGTAATCATTGCGTTCGGCTTTTTTGAGTTCATACTCTACTGTCTCACTTTGGTCAAAATGGCATCCTATCAGACATTGATAACGACCTCGTTCTTCAAGCTCATCTTTCTGTCGCGGCACATCAGTGCTAAAACGAATTTTAACACCCGAACCTATAAGTTTAATAAACCGAATCCTCATGTCTAACGCCTCCGGGGAGAAGCTAACCGCGTAATATTTTCGTCCTCTCCAATCCATAGTCATCACCTCATATTTTCTAACGGAACATATACAATATACGCAGCAAAACGCTCGTACAACGATACCGCTAAGTTGTCTTTGTCGATTTCTTTACAATCTTTTCTCCAAACTAAATAAAACGGGATAAATGTAGCAACTTGCAAGATAACCGCTATTAGTTCAATCATAAAAAACATTCGACTCTCCTTCCTGCATCGCAACCCCGCGTGGTACAACGAATCCATCAACGCCGCGCATCCTTCTTAATTTCGAAATGACCCTTACTAACATTCTTCGAGGCAACTCGTTAGCAATAGCTTTTACAGCTCTCATATCCGACTCATAACTAATTAAACCCCAATACTGTAATTCATCGTGAAGAATCTGAGCTCTTTTATCTCTCTTGGATTGTGGCTTCATTTTACACCTCATATCTTTCTATAGGAATTAAGATACCAATATCCTTTCGGATTCTTGTAGCAGTTTTCGGCATACACGATATCACCCTTCGCTACCTGATTCTCGGCATATATTCTCGCCGGTATCGTCAACGACGACTGCTTACCTGTACCCAGACTCTGCGTATTCACTTTATATCCCCACGGCACACCGTTCTGTCCACGCATGGGGAATACTTCTGTTATCAAAAGCTTTCTCCTGTCTTCGGGCAGTCCGGTCTGAATACCAACATAGCCAAGATACTCGATACTATTCTGTATTTTGACTTTAAGGGTTAAGTCCGGAACATCTGATTTTCTGATTTGCTCTTCACAGGCAGCTAAAAGCCCGTCCATGTCGGTTATTGTGTAAGACTTAAGCTCATTCCCCTTAACGCCTTTATCTGTTGCATAATCTGAAATGATATCCGCAAGGAAACCTACAACCTTGGACTTGCTAACAGATTTTGCAGTTCCGTTCTTAAAGAACGAGTACACCTGTACAAGCTTCAACAGCTCTCCCATATTTCCAAACTCTTCAAAGTAGCCAATTTTAATTAGGATGTCGAGCTGTCGCGTATCAATAGAGGTCTTCGAGAGAGCTTTGAGAACTTCCATAAACGATTTTCCTTTTACCTCGTCGTATATGTCATACAGCTCATTTGCAAGAGCAGCGGACATATACTTAACACTCGTCAACCCCTTTGCTATTTCTTTTTTATCCTTGTTAAAATAGAAGACATCTCTTGACGCTCCGAAACGAGGAGGTGTTACCTTAAATCCATATTCGGCGGCAAGCGTAGTACCGTTGACGACATCCTCTTCTTTGGCAGCTCTATTCAGATAAGTCGTAATAAATTCACAGGGATAATATTTGCGAAGATATGCACACAAATACCCCGTAAGACAATATTCTACAGCGTGGTTGTAACCAAAACTGTACTCAGATGCGTCCTCGATTACTTTTAAGAAAGCCTTCGCATCCTCTTCTGCTTTTTTTCTTGGTTTACTCGAATGCTCACAATACCCGTTAAGTATCTTTGGTATTGCTTTTTCTAACCTCTCGGCGTCTTTACGCCCTATAGCTCGTCTAACATTATCAGCCTCGCTACCTGACAACCCACACATTTGCTGAAGAAACGCTATAATATCCTCCTGAAATATTAGATACCCCAAGTTATTCTTAAGGAGCTCGTCTATTTCCTTTGACGGGTTTTTATTAGGAATTTTTTTCATTAGCCTATCTCTATACGAAGCTCCCGACGGTCGAATAGCTGCTGTCACCAAAGCCATATCAAAAATTGAATGGGGCTCAAACGTCTTTAACAGCGAGAACGCAAAAGATGATTCCATCTGAAAAATTCCTACGGGACTTCTTAGCATATCTTTCCATACTGCTTGGTCGTCAAAATTAATCTCATTCATACGCGGATAATGTATACCCGCGAGTTTACAGGTATCGCTAATAATTCCAACATTACTAAGCGGGAGAAAGTCAAACTTGGCCGCTCCGACTTCGTGCAACTCGTCCATATCTATAAAAAGGCACGGGTCGCCATCCTTATCGAAGACCCCATATGTATCATCGAGGGTTAACGGGCTGATTACTATACCCGCAGCATGAATCGACTGAGAAACTTTCGTGTCTAAAAGCCCGTCGTAATAGTAAAAAAGTTTAGGAAATTTAGTCCTTGTATCGCCCTCATCCGCCGCGAACTGACTTGCAATCTTATCTACATTAGACAGAGAATACGGATTGTCTGGCGAAAATTTATCAGCGGGTCTAAAAGGTTTGCCGGTTCTCTCTTCTTCCCAATATTTTGCGAGAGCGTTGCCGATACATTTTATAACAGCGCTTTTCTGTAAAGTTCCGAACGACGGGACTCTCGACGTCTTACGAGCCCCGAAACGCTTATATATGTAATTAAAGACTTTGGGTTGGTCGGTCTTCTTAACATCGACGTCAATGTCCCCAATTTCTTTCCTATCTTCGTTTGCAAAACGAGAGAATACTGTATGCCACTGCTCCGGATTGCAGTCAATTATATCTGTAACAAAAGCGGTTCTCGAACCACCCGCAGAACCTCGCCCGGGACCAACCGGTACATCATTTTCTTTGCACCAACATATCAACTCGCTCATACAGAGCATAAACCCACTCATACCAAGCTTCTCAAAAACTCGTCTTTCTTCCACTAACGCTGACCTAAAACCCTCTTCCTGTTCGGGCGGTATAACCCCCGTCTCAAGCTTCTCTTTGAACATTCGGTCAACACGCTCAGCTTCTATTCGGCTATCCTCTTCAGCCGACCCGTACAGTATCGGGTATTTAATAGATGTATCAAGCTCGAACGGCTCTACCATATCAGCCATTACAAGCGTGTTGTCCATAGCCTGTCTGTAAAGCTCGGGAGGTAGAACACCCTGCCTTGCAAATGCAGCGTCCAACTCTTCACGGGACTTATATGTGAGGTCGTATGTATCTTCGTCACCGTAGGACTTGTTTTTATATTTGAGCAATATCTTGCGGCACTCAGCTTTATATTTGTCAAGCGAGTGAGTATCGGTTCCTGCTATCAGCGGCTTACTGTACTTCTTCGCAAGCTCTGCCAAATGCACATTAAAGTCTCTCTGCTCCTGACAATCGTGAGCCTGAATCTCAAGGAAGTCATATCGCTTAATAAGACTCTCGTACATCGGATGGTCTACGGGAAGCTTATTTAGAGGACTTGCAAGGCACGCGCTCGTCGTGATAATGTTGTTGGACAGCTTCAGAAACTCGTCAAAACTCAATCTATTTACATAATAAAAGTGGTCTTTATCACATGATTTCGACACTGCAAGGTTGAGTTCTTTCACACCCTGTTCGTTTCGAGCTATAAGCACCGTATGGTAGTTGTCTCTGACCCTTTCATTAAGGCTTTCAGTGAGGTATATCTCAACGCCGTGGATGTATTTAATTCCTTTTTCATCACAATACATCTTTTTCTTGACCCAGTTGAGTGGTTTTCCGTGTTCGCTGAACGCTATAGCTGGTTGTCCAAGTTCAGCGGCTCTGTCGATATACAGCTTGTAGCCTGTGCAACTGTCCAGCAGACTGTTATCACTATGTAGATGATAAATTACTAAGTTGTCTGTCAACCAAACACCTCCTCGTCCATATCTTCGTCATAAGCAGGAGTGCCGTAAGGCAACTCCGCACTTGTCACGCCGTCGGCGACTTCCCACCCATAAGCATGGGCAAGATTCTGCGGCGTTGTGTAGAATCTCTTACTCGGGTTGTCGTAGTACAGAGCAAATTCCTTGTTGTTCGCACTACCATATCGGTCTTTGAGAACTTCAAGGACAACACTGCCTTTCATGGGCGGCGTAATAAACTTGCCGTTTCTACCAACAACACCCTTTTTATCTTTAGGTGATACTCGGTACAGCGATATAACACGCTGTGCAAGGTTGGCAGCGGCAGCAACGCCCTGTAGGTCAAAGATGCTCATCTTGCGTACCTGCTCCATTTTCTTCGGGTGAATAACCACAAAGCAAGCTACATTCCATCGTTTTGCAAAGTCAATGATTTGTCTTATAAAATCTTCCTGCTTAGTCCACTTTGAGTTATCGTCGCACGACAGATCCACAGATGTGAGATTGTCGAAGAATACCGTTTTTACTCCAAGCCTTCTTACCGCACTCTCCGCCGTCGCGAGGAGGTCTTCAGTCTTATGTGAGAACGAATCTTTGTAGAAGTAAAGCTGTCCGCGATAATAGGAATTGATTTTTCTGTACACATCAGACTTGATTCTGTAATACTTGCCGTGTTCGCCCTGCACTTCTTCAAGCCCCCGCTGTCCTGCGTGAACAAAGTCAATCCAGTTTTTCAACGACGGGTTTGAAAGCTCTCCGCTGTATATAAAACAAGGATAACCCTGCTCTATAGATCGGCATACAAGCGTCGATATCAGAGAGCTTTTACCCGCAGAAGCTATTCCGGTTATGAGCGTTGTAGAACCCATATAGTTCTTGCCGAGCGCAGCGTCCAAATCTTCAAAGCCCGTTGTAAACCCCTCGACATCCGACATATCAAATCTCTTTACTTCGGTGTAATCGACTATCGCGGGAATCTCAGACTCTTTCGCGTTATTGATTACATCTCTGACCGCCTCTTTCCCCTCAAAGAACAGCAGTTCGTTTATGTCTTTTATGCGAACTTTCTCGCCGTCTGCATTGGTGTGAGACAACGGGATTTCTGCAACCTTGACGCGATATTCGCCCAACCTCGGAGCAACTTTCTTTATGTATTCCTCGCCGCTTCTGTCGTTGTCGTGGACGAGGATGATTTCGTCAAACTCTTGCAGAAAATCCCAGCACTCTTCAATCCACTTCGTATTCTGGTCGCCGCCGTTAATGCTTACGGAGTTGTAAAAACCGCACTCAATGAGTGCGGCACAGTCGCCTTCGCCGGTACATATTATCAACGGCTGAGTGGTATTTATTTTGTTGATGTTGTAAAGGACATTACAGCAATCGCTGTTTTCGAGATACCATATCTTAAGTTCACCGTGAGGCACTGCGCGTGACTTGCGGACTTTACACATTACGAGCACGTCATTCAGGTCGAAATACTGGAACAAGGTGTTTCCTTTTTCGTCCTGCTGTATATTCAGATAATCTATTGTTTCAGGTGATATTTTTCTCTTCCGCCAATACTTATACACCTCTTCTTTGTTGTCGGCGTACTTGGGCTTGGGGTATTTGTATGCCCTGTCTTTTGTTCCGCGCTCTGCGAATGAATACTGTATACCCGCCTCATCAAAAAGCATCTCACACGCTTCAAGAAAAGTACACTTCTTGGATGTGATATAGGCATCTATGATGTCACAGGTAAAGCCACACGCAAAGCAATGAAAAGAATAAGTCTTGGGGTTATACGAGCACGACGGATTCTTGTCTATGTGTTCGGGGTTCGGGCAACACCCGACTCTTCTTGAGGGGTTCCAATTCGTAATACCGAGCAGTTCCACCATAATCTCGGCGTTTCTGTCCCCTAATTTCTCTTTCGCTCTTTGAATATCGCTTTTTAATACCTGTATAAATCATCAACCTCCTTTACTTCGTCGCCGTCTCCCCACAGCATTTTAGTCTCATGTCGCATAGATATTGGCAATAAAAATCATCCGGTCGGCTTTCAAACTCACCGCAATCCCGGATTTCCTTTACCGTCTCCTGCATCCAGTTTATTGCTTCGTAATAGTCGTCAATGTTGAACTTGATATCCACATCTTTGCTATTACGGAACATATGGAATCTCAGTAGATCGGGAAACTTACCATATCTCAGCTTGACATAAATTGAATATATGTATAACTGTCTCGCATACTTCTTCTGCTCGGCGGGGTTTTTAAATTTTGCTTTTGATTTCCAGTCGTGAACTACCAACCGTCCCGCCGAGTCTATGTATATAAGGTCTATAAAGCCCTGAATGATGAAGCTGTCTCTTCCGTCCGCCGCCGCAATTAGCTCCTCGAAGTGTTCTTCTATACCGAGTATCTCTTTCGCATCCACGCCCTCGAAGTTTGACAAAAACTGTACGCCGTCGTCATAATATTTCTTACTCAAGTCGGTGTATTTGTTGGGTGGAAATTCCTGAGTTACACGGTCGAAGAACTTATCTTCATATTCACCCAATAACTCATACTCGGCAAGTTCATCTTTGCCCCAGCGTTCGAGCAGGGAGTGAACGAAACTTCCGTACTGTGCGAAAGCATTATTTTCTCCCTGCTCACGAGCTATATACGTATACCAATATTGCAACGGACACTGATGGAAAGAAGACAACTTAGAAAAGCTGTATTTTTCCATATGTCTCATCAGAACGGCAGATCGTCGTCGTCAGTAGTGACATCAACATTTGCTTTCTTTGTGCTCGCCTTCGCTTTCGGTTCAGAGCCGCCGTTGGAAGTTGACTTAGACTCGATAAAGCAGACCTCATCAACAAGGACATATGTCACACTTCTGTTCTCGCCGTCCTTGTTCTTATACGAGTCTGTACGAATGGAGCCTCTGACACCTATCTTAGAACCCTTGCCGAAATACTTTCCGATAAAGTCGGCGGTTGAGTTCCACGCCCTGACACGAATGAAATCTGCTTCGTCTTCTGCGTCCTTTCTCTTGGGACGATTGACAGCCACAGTGAAATTCGCCACTCTGTTATCTGTGTTACCGGCGGTTTTTATTTCTACGTCGCCCGTAAGTCTACCGATGATTGTTGCATTATTCTCTACCATAAATAATTAATCCTCCTTATTTTTAAGGGCTACAAGCTCCTTATAAACATCTGTCGCTACCTCAAAGTCAGTTATCTTATTATAGTTTGCACTACCCGAAACTGACTTGATGGTGTCTGAAATCGTTTTCTTCGCCACGCCGCTGTCTGCAAGTTCTTTAGCGAGTTTGTTAATGCTGTCTATAGCCATTTCTATCTTAGACTTCTCAGCCACAGGAACATCTGCAACCGGCTCTTCCTCTGCGGCGGATTTATTAACCGGCTTCGGAGCGGGAGCGTCGCCAGCGTTTGCCCAGTCAAACAGAGCCTTGCCGTCGCGCTCGGTCAGCACATCGTATCTGCCCTCGAAGAGGTGTGTATTATCTTTCTGAGCTTCCGCTATGTGGGTGTCCTGCGCGATATTAAAGGTTAGAGTGTAGTTGTACTCCGTGTTATCTCTCTGTTTGTAGCCCATACCGACTTTCTTAGGAACCTGTTTTCCGTTTCTATCCTCAAGAACATAAGTGTCCTTGCCTCTAACGGTGGATATAATATGTATGGGAGACTGAAGAACCTTTTCCATAAAGGCGTCATGTCTCGGAGTTACCTTACCCCAGTTGGTATAAGAATTGCCCGGCATCTTGTCGTGATAATCAACACAGTAATCCCACTCATGAGTTATGCTGTCGATAACAAGAGCCTTATATCCGCCGTCAACCGCATCCTCAATAGCCTGAATGTATTTCTCGGGAGTATACGGAGCCTGAAGCTGAAGGTCGTCGAAGTCGAACTCATTTGCGTAATATCTTATACGACCATTCTCCGTGTCGATTGCGGCAACTCTACCACCCGCAGCGGCGGCTATGCCCTTCGCCAGTCTCAGCGCCGAAAAAGTCTTACCACTTCCACTTGGACCCGCGAGTAGCACCTTAAGCCAAATCTGTTCTCTTTTTGCTTTCTGAAATCCCATTTGTTTTACTCCTTTTCATTTTTATTATTAAAACCATTTCGGATTTTAACCGTAATTCTCCTCAACGCCTTCATCAAACACTTCGTTAATGAGGTTTATTAGATAAGTCTCATCAACCTTTTGTCCTTCCTCTCGTAGTGTGTTTACCTTATTAATAACAGCGCCAAAATACGCGCTATCAACCCCGATAAGCTGTTCTTCAAAAACATGAAGATTAGTAAGATCGAGAGCGTTAAGCTGTAGTATCATTTTGACATATTGTCCTGCATTTATATTCCATCCGCGCTTTAAAAACTTTCGCGCACGAATTACCGAGCAAAGCGGATATTTACTACCGATGTAATAGAGTTCTTTGTTAATAATAGCCTCAAGAGCTCTCGGCGGCATAACTAATGCGTTATTCCAGCTCGTCCAATATGAAGTACAATGGACGAAATCATAGTTCTTATGTATCTCTTCGGGTTCTCCGTAAAATCTAAGTACAATCTGAACTCCATTTTTTAGTGTAATAGCATTATTTGTAATAAATATCGGACTGTATGGCGGTAAGTCGTCAACCGAAATTTTAGTGCTCTTCTTCAACTCGTTGCCTATTAACGCCATCGCTCTGCGATATTGGGCATCAGTTTCCTCGTGAGGAATATAGTCAACGCCAACTGCTCCGACACTACGAACGAAAACACGCACCCTCTCATCGTCTCGTTTCTTATCGTTTTCTTTTAATACAGTCCATCTCTCTGACGATTTGTTCCAATAGCACCTCTGTACAGTAGGTTTTACGCCTTTATCATCAAGTTTATCCTTGACAAATTCAGTATATTTTTTGACATAATATTCCGCCACCTGTATTAACGCTTTTTCGTTTCTGAAATATACGTCATAATCATGCGGTTTCTCGTCTTGAAGAAGTGACACAATCGCACCGCCAGTTATAATAGCATTGTCGCTAATAGCATCTTTTATGGCTTCGTCATCAACACTCGACACCCAATCACCTATTTTTCTTTTAAGGTGCACTTTAATGTTTTTGCCCTGCATAGTTTCACCACCTTACAGTCCAAGTATTTTCTCGATGAACACAAGAATTGCTTTACCATAAAGACCAATCAGATTAAGAATGTTAAAAAGAAATGCGTCAATCATTATTGTTTTCCTCCTTTGTAAAATTTCTTCCCTCGTCCGATGCGTAGAATAGTTTTCTAAGCGAGCAGATATCACGCGGTATCGACTCTTTATCCTCTGTTTCTGCGTAAATTCGTTTAAGCCACGCATAATACTGATTCATTAATGACGTTGTAAGAGACGAAGTTTCCTTGCCATCAAGATGTCCGCGTCTAAGAACCTTGTAGGAAACGCCGCGAAGGTATTTCCAGAGATTATAGTAAGCAAGTTTAAGCTTAACCATATAACCGTCAGCATCTTCGACGACAAATCCCTCTATATGCCTGTTGTTATACAAATAGTCAGGTGCTGTGACCGTATAATACCAGTCGAAGAATGTCTGCCAATCATTAATTACGACAGCTCGCTCTTTGTGTTCGAGCCCGAACTTGTCTGCAACACTTATAAGCTCGTCATAACTGAACTTTTTGAACTTCAACTCGTTGTAAACAATATCAAGCAAGAAAAGATGATTTTCCGGATAATCAATTATGTGTGGATCTCTCTGCATATCAATACACTCAAACACAAATGTTACATTGTTCTCTCTTGAAAATTCTTTCATTTTCTGCTGTGTATCAACAGGGATTTTCTTATCTATCATCTCTTTAAGCCACGATGCATAATTACCATCCGGATTAGATTTCGTTGTAACAAACAGCGAATCATCTATCTCGTTATATGAAACTAACCCGAGAAACCCGTTTTCTTTAACACACGCAGTTACGGGAAACTTAAGCTTGTGCTGTAACATATCAAACTTTGTCTCCGGTCGCTCGTTTACATTAAAGAACTTTGTATAGCCTCTTGCGACTATTTTTCCTTTGGGAATGTTGATATACAAACCTCGTGCCCTAATCGTCTGCTCATCCCATATCTTGTCAAAGAAAGCCTGTTTTGAGAAGTTAAAAGACGAGATATCACCGAACTGCTTCTCGACTACCTGCTTATTACCTCTCAGAGCCAGAATAGCATCTGCAACAGACTCGTTCTTTTTTATCTTTGCAGTATAATCAATTCTCTCTTCAGTCGGTAAATATATATTGTTTTTAAACTCGCTCACCTTTATCTCATTGCCAACAAAACTAACAACTCTTATAGAGCCTCCAAACTCAACATTCCCCTCAAGATTGAAGGCTCTGCAAGCCTGAATGGGATTTCCTTTAAGATTTCTGTGCCCATGCACCTGATAAGCGTCAGTATTTTCACAGAAAGACTGATCAACAACATCGGCGTCGCTATAATTCCCAGAGCCTTTAATCATTTGGTCGGTAGCCACCAGCGTGAGATTGTTAGGCAACGTACTAAGACCACCGTGTGTAGCCAATATAGTTTTGCCACGATATATATAATAGGCGCACTGCCCGAAACTTCTGTAAAGTTTGCGAACATCCTTTTTAGTAAAAGAAGCGCTTTCAAGCTGAGCTCTTGTATGCATCTCAAACTCTTTTGACCCGGTAGTTCCGTCATTAGCCCAAACCCACATATGTTTCTCATGATTTCCCTCTATGAGATATACATTCGGTTCTTTATAGATGCGAAGAAGCTCCCTTACTACCTCTGCATTTTCAATTCCTCTGTCAGTATAGTCTCCGCAGAACACAAACAGCTCATTAGGTTTCTCGGCGACATCCCCGATTGCTTCTTTGAGTGCCGTATAGCAGCCATGAACATCTCCGACAAAGTGAACCGCATCGTATTCCGAAACATCCATAGGTTTGAACCACACCTTTGAAAGCTCATCCGGTTTTATAATGGTTATCCCCGACGGAATTTTCTGAGTAGCGAAACGAGCGTACATATTGTCGATTGCCGTTTCAGGAACCTGTTTGACTATAGGTCGCATTTTATTTCGCCTTTTGGTTTCCTCAATAGGAATGTCGGTAAAGTCTACACAATAAATCCTATAGCGATAACGGTTACAAAGTTCCGCATAGCGCTTCATCTCGGAAGTTTTGGAGTTCGTCGCGTCAATAACGGTGAACTCTCCTCGCTCCATTCGAGACTCAAGAATCTGAAAGAGTGTCTTCCAGACCTTAGTGTCATTCGACTGACTTATACACTCTTCGCCACAAACATTTAAAGTGGGCGAAGCGTACATCAACCTTATCTCGTCGGCGGATAGTGTATAGGGTTCAAGTCCATTTTGTTCAATCCATGTTGACTTACCACACCCAGCACTACCGCGCAACAACAGTAATACCCTCATTCATTCCCTCCTTACTTTTGAATCATTATCGAACTTCCATCGTCGCCGGTCATCACACTCGGGAGCTTTCCGTCCCACTTCTCTATGTATTTTTCTTTAAGAATCTTATCCGTCAGGGACTTCTCAAGAGTGTCATTTGCTTCAGCTTCAGCCTTAGATTTTATAAGCTTCGCCTCTGCGTCTGCCTTTGCCTTATCCACAGCCTTTTTATTTTCGATTTCCTGCTGCTCTGCCGCAAGCTGAGCCTGTTGTTTTGATGCTATCGCTGCCTGATATGACTCGTCAAAGTCAATGTCGTTTACCGTCACTTTAAGGATTGCAACAACATCCTCGCCGTACTTCTCGTCTATTGAAGCCTGTAGATTCTTAGCTATAAGAGGCTCGACTATTGAGCGGTTCGTCGCGTCGGTATCGCTAAGCACTTTACTACTGGATTTAATAGCCGAAGCAACTATGTTTTCGGACACCAGAGAGTTCTTGTAGTCCGAGACATTAGCGTAGATCCACGCCGACCTGTCGGGGTTAATCTGATAAGTAACGGTCACGTCTGCGTAGTAAATTGCTGTTCTGCTTTCAGTCTCCGACCAGATTTTGTCGCCGCCGAACTGTGCGTCCTGCTGTTTGTTATTTACGAGCTTTATGCTCTGAACAATGGGCACTTTCCAGTTGAAACCACTATGTACAGGCTGGTCGCTTATCTGACCGAGCGTCGTCCTCACTCCCGTATATCCGGTCGGCACAATAGCCGCTGAAGCTGAGAGTACAAACAGACATATCGCCAACACAAAACTTACTATAGGAATTGCCACCGGAATGTCGTCTCCGTATTCTATCTCTTTGTAAGCTAAAATCACACCTACAGCCGCAAGAACCGCAGCTATAACCATCATTACAATATTAAATATCATTTGATTTCCTCCTTAGTTTAAATCCATCTAATTTTCGGTTCACCCTTGAACCCCTTTTCCCAAACAAACCACGCATACGCCACAGCGCTCGACTCAGCTTTACTAAAGTCGCCATTCTTAGCACAGTTCACTCTACCGGAGAATACATACACATATTTCGGTGGAGCTTTATCAAACAATTCCCGTCTTGTCTTGCCCTCAAGAAATGTAACCTTGAGGAACATAGCTATTTTAGTTGAATCCATAGATAACTTTAAGGCTTTCTCTATAAATTCCTTGGCATATTTGTACGGCGGGTTTGTGATAATGTCGCGTGGTATATACTTCGTGGGATGAGGTTTGGTTCTCAAAAAATTCGCCACACATGTATTCGGATAACCCCTATCCACAATGTCACTCGACAGAACGTCGTAGCCATGAGCTTCCAACACTTTTGATATGTGTCCTCCACCACAAGCCGGCTCCCACACATAGTGAGAGAATTTCTCTCGTTTCAGCAGCTCCTCAACTGCTTTCGGGTCAGTCGCGTAGTAGTCGTCGTCTGCCCTGTTTTCATTTGAGTGGTTAGACGCCCCGATAATTTTGTACACAGAGTTTGCATCGCCGCTCCAATCCTGAGCCATTTCATCTCCCCTTTTTATTTTCATTTTTCAAATCAAAACCCAATTCCTTTTAGTCTGGAATTTTCCAATCATCATCCCTAACCCGAAAGGCATCGCCACACTGGATGATATCCGGGTAATTTGACATCGCTATTTTTATCGGATCAAGACTACAAGCTCTTCATCACCGTTTTTGTTGCAATCCATTTTCTTACCTCTCGTTAACTCCTTTCGGTGTTTATTCGTCATTCATTGGCTCGTTCCAGCATTCAACACATCCTGCGCTCGGACACTCTCCGCCGTATATTCCCATTCGACACACCCAAGGACATTTTTCTTTAAATGTTTTGTCCTTCGGTGCTTTTGGGAACTTTTCAAAAAAGTCCTGTGCGTATGTTTTCTTCGGGTGTTCGTCGCTCCATTTTTGCAAAATTTCGATTGCCTTTATAATTTCTTCGGCGTCTCTTGTTGTAATACTGCGCTCGCAAAAACAAAAATCAAACAGCGGGCATTGCTCTTTGTTCTCCGCGCCAGCCTCGCACGAGGTGCGCGAGTCACAAAGTCTTTTAAGTTCAGAAAAAAAGTTTGTCGTTTTGTTACAATTCATAATTTTTCCTTTCTGCCCGGACTTTCGCCCGGGCGTTAAATTAATCATTGTTTTTTCTCTTGTACACTATCGGTTTTGTGCCGCCGCTCCTTTCAAACTCGACAAGAATTTGTTAATAAGATAAGTCTGACCTTTACCTGTGACCTTCGGCGTCTTTGTGATATCTACCGTGCCATCGGGTCTGTAGAAAGTCGATATCTTAACCTCGAACAGACCTAAGTCCATAGACTTCTGCGTCGGCATGTTCTTTCTGTCACCCGACTTTATCAGATAGTCGTTCATTCTCAGCCACGAGAAGAGACGATTCTGTCCAATATCGACGCCGTTCTGCTTTATAATCTTCGCAAGGTCGCCGACTGGAATAGATGTCTTCGAGCTTTCTACAGCCTCAGCGAACAGCACCTTCGGAGCCTGAGCTTTTAACTGATTTGCCATTCGTTTTGTTTCGTTGAGCATAAGCGTAATAGCTTCTCGCCCATATGTATTGCAGTCCGCAAAGTAATAATCGACGAACTGCTTCGTATCATTTACATAGCCACCTGTCTTACGGATAACGGGCAGGACTTCGGCGGTTATCCAATGCTTGAACTCTTTTGCTTTCGGGAGCTTGCTTGAGAGGATAAGACTGTAAAGACCAGACTCGTTGATGAGAATGGTTTCTTGTATTCTCCCCATGCTATCTATGAGTCCCTGTTTTAGGGAGTCATCTTCATCAATGTGTGTGGCAAGAGCATTTAATGGCTTTGCATACCCCAGCGCTACAGCCACATCCTTGCCGACGAAATACGGCTCGCCGTCGATCTCCAAAGCCCTAACATTTCCAAGCTCTTCGTTCGTAAATAATGTCATTTTGTTCTCGTCCATTAAATTCCTCCTTTGATTTTCGTTTCTATTTCTTCCGCGAATCTTTTGAATCTCGGCAAAACCGCAACCCTCAGCTCGTCGTCGAATTTATAGTAGATTGCTATTGGTTCGCCACACTGACTGCACCGAGCAACATAGCCGACAAGCTTCATGTTGTTTACACATTTCCGAGGCACAACCTCGTGAGCTATTAGAGTGAGAAGCTTAGACTTCCTCATTTCTTCTCCTCCTATACTTTAAAAGCTCATTGCCATACTTGCTTCTCACATATTCCCTACGGCTAACTCCGTATTTCTTCTGTATGTATCTGTCTACAAACTGCCTTTCGTTGTAGAGTTGCTGTTCGGTCTTGTAGAACCGACACCCGCCATATTCGCACAGCTTTTCTGTAAGCACAGCGCAGCAACTTCCTCTGTCCGCAAAACATCTATGTCTATTCACTATTAGCCTCCAAATTCGTTTAGATTTTTAGTACCTTTCGGGTATAGTTAGTTGTTCGTTTAGATTTTTTAGTACCTTTCGGGTATAGTTAGTTGAGTGTACGCCCTGTTCCCATAAACGTTTTGCTCCGCCCTCTCCGCAGTTATAAGCCATCAGCGCGTCTGCAAGGGAGTAGCGTTTTAGAAATCTACTCAATATGTAAACTCCACTCTCGATGTTTTGCGCTGGGTCGAACAAATCTGTAACCCCAAGTTCGTCTTGAAGCCACGACACATTGCAGGCGTTGATTTGCATCAAACCGTAGTCATTGGTTCTACTGGTTAAGTTAGGGTTGAAATTGCTCTCGGTCTTAATAATTGCTTTGATAAGAGCCGCCGAGACACCGTACTTCTCGGCAATCTCGGCGATTATTTCGTCGTATTTTGTCTTTGAATCGGGGGGTCTTTGTTGCTCTGTGATAGAGGCGATTTCTGTTTCGGATTCAATTTCCGTTTTCAAGTCCAAAGCCGATTCGTTTTCAGTTTCGATTTCAACTACCTCTGCGCTCGGAGCTTCTACCGGCAAGGCATTACCGACCATAAGAAACGCTCCTATGCTCAACACCAGAGCAAACGAAAGACCTTTTATTATTCTTGAATTTGACTTATACATAGGCATTAATTGTTATGTTGTAAATGTCTCTGTCCGTGCCAAAGTCGAGTATGTCCTCCATATCAGAGGCAAGTCTAACTTTCTCGACACGATATGTATGATTGAAAGGCGTTGTACTGCGCCCCCGATTCTTGACGCAGTTCCATATATCCCAAGTAGAGACGCCAATCTCTTCGGCGAGCTCTCGCATTGTGTCGCCCATAGCAAATGGAAGCTCATAATCGTCGTCGTCAACAGCAATGTAAACAATTTTAGGTTTCTGCATAATAAATTCCTCCTATTTTCTCGTTGACATTCAACCGTCCTTGTGTTATAATGACAATGGCAGGACTATGCCCCTATAAAAACACGCCAGTGTTTAGTATAAGAGCATACGAATGTCGTTCCTCCTCATCGAATTGGGAAGCCGTCGCCAAACGCTTTTACCCTTTCGTGGGGAGTCTTCTTTTTTTTAGTCTTCTATTCCGCACAAAGACCGTATTTCTTCTACCGCATCAGTTATTATATCAAACTGTTCGCGAACATCTTCAACAAAATCTTCTGCGTCCATATGTTTTTGAGAACCTTTCAGATTCTCCGCCCAACCATCGAGTCGATCCTCTTCGTCATCTAAGATGTCGTTTGCAAATTCGACCCTATCGTTTATGTATCGAGCAGCTCTCGCGAGTGCTCTCTTGTTCTTACGAGTCAAGTATATCACCTCACTTTGTTGATTTACCAAAAACTATGAAAATAATTTACGCAACTTTTTCAAACATTTCTTTGCAAAGCTCGTAAATTTCATTATTGGAGACCTGTTTTGAAGTAACCAGCTCGTTTACGTCTGTCTTTCCGAGGACGAAATCTGACACCGCCTTTCTCGCTTCGTCGTATCTGAGGATTGTGTCTTTGAGGTAGCTCATCGTAATTCTTACATCTGAATGTCCGAGCATACCCTGTAAGTCTCTCATAGCATAATCATTCGCACCGCCGTCGTGACAACACAGCACTATATTGGCAAATGATTTCCTCATGGTGTGAGACGAGATGTGTATCGGCAACCCCGCTTCCTTTCCCGCGCTTTTGAGATATCGTGAATAGCTTTGCTCCTGTAGTCTCCCGCCGTTGTTCTTCGAGAAGATGTAATCATCGGGAGAACAGTTGCGTCCGCCGAGCCACTTGCGATATTCTGTAAGCGTTTCCTTTATCGCATCTGAAATGAAACACCGATTGATTTTAGATGTCTTGCTCTCGACTACGGGTATACGGTCTCTGAACTCGCCGTCGTCGTCCATGATCCAACCCCATTTTAATTTAACGAGGTCGCTTGCTCTAAGACCGAAGCAAATGCCGCAACGGAACATAGCCCAGTTTCGTATTCCCATTCGTCCTGTGTTTTTGAGCTTATCCAGTACAACACACATTTCATCATAGGAACGAATCGAATCCGCCGCATGAGCTATCGGAACGCCGTCCGATTTTACACCGGACAGCAACCGCTCTTGTTTTTTCTCTTGTTCTAATCGCCGATTTGCTTTTCGCTCCTTTTCTGAAAATTCATTTTGAATCCGATTTGTTTCCCACAAGGATTTATATCTGTCTCGCTCTTCTGCTGTTTCGCGGAGAAGCTTTTTTAGTCTTGCGTTCTGGGCTTTCAGACTATCAATAAGTATGTCTTTATTAACATCAACACTGGTTATCTGACCCAATTCTGACGCTCCTTCCAAGCATTATACACTCGATTGAAATTGCCCTGAATACTGATAGGATAACCGCGATAACCCTGACGCCTTATCTCACGCTCTGCAAGAAGCTCAATCCACCAGTAAAGTACCTCTGGATCGCTCTCAAGAGCAGGAAGATATTCTTCCGGGAAATGAGTGTTATCACCTCTGTGCCATTCAGATTCATATTTATCTCTTAAATTTCCCCTCATCTCCGCAGGCGGTGCGGGATTTGCCGCAATGCGCTGCCGCTCTCTATCTATTTCGTCCCAACGCTCTTTAACATCGGCTCCAACAAACACCGCCGAAGCACCAATCAGACCAAGAAATGAACCCAAAAATCCCATTTTACAAATTTCTCCTTTCATTAATCGAACTTTAGTCGAACATTTGTTCCGTTTACATTTTTTATTATAGTCCTAAAAAATTCTCTTGTCAACAGGGAATTTTTTCCAGTTGTAAGTTGTCACTTTTATCGGACACTCAAATCATTTTCCTTTATGAGTCGAGCCGCTATAACAGGACTCAGCTTAACCGTCGGCAAAGTAATTTTGCTTGCACCATTGCTCCAAGTTTGATGGCTACCGCAACACCTCACCTCCTTATAGCCGTTATCCCGTAAAATTCTCTTGAACTCTTTTACTTTGAATTGAGTCAATCTGACATACACACCTCCATAACAGCATAATTTCCAAACTGTTCACACTCCTTATCGAATAGATAATTTAATAGCTCTGCAAAGTCATTTCCTTTTCCGGCATATCCAAGCTTATTTGCGCTGTCCCGAATTGATTTCATCTTAGGACACGACTCACAGCTATGTATTGAGCAGAGCTTGCTTCCGATACCGGAACAAGCCACAAACTCATCTCCATTTTTCGTTTTTGCTACTACTGTTTGATGTTCCATTTTCCCCTCCAATTAACAGCCGCACACTACTTTTATTTTTCTTGTTATATCCGTCATAATCGATTCGTCGGTGATTTTACCCACTCTCCTTCCTAATCTCGATTTGTCTACCACTCTCAGTTGTTCACATAACGCTTCTGACTCATCTCTTACGCCCTGCTCACTTGTTATTTTGACGTGCGTCGTCGCCATAGACGGTTTTATTTTTGTCGATAAAGGTACGATAACCGTCGTCGGCGAGTGGGCGTTTCCCACATCGTTTTGCACTATAATCGCAGGTCTTGTGTTCCGTTGTTCAGACCCCACTCCGTCCAGCGAAACCAAGTAGATTTCTCCTCTCTTAATTATTTTAATCTTCCTCTCCCATATTATTTTTTACTTACGATAGCTCATATGCTATCATACACCTCAACGATTTCTATTCCTAACTTCCGTATAACAGCTTCGGTGAAATTATTTTTCATTTTCTCCTGAAGTCGAGTTTTACTTGTACTTCTGCCATAGATTACTCCATGCTTGTCCATTATGTAATAGTATATTTCTTCAGCCATTCTGCACCTCATCTCTAATTGCTTCTATTCGGTACGGCTCGTTGTACCGAATACCGTCTATTATCTCATCGACAAATTCATCATCAGCGAGCGACATATTAGCCAACAGATCAATAAGCTCGATAGCTTTATCACAGATTTTTACTTTGATATTCATTTACATTCTCCTTTTGTTTTCGTTTTTTAAATCAGAATCCAATTCCTTCTGGACTCCATTTTCTTGTCGTCTACCCGCTCCGTACTGAAACTCACACTCGCCGGATTGTCTAACACACACATTTCCGTCCATATGTTCACAATACACGCCGGTAAAAGCTCGTCTGCAATATGTCGTGTTTAGTATCATAAACTCACCACCGTCTTTGCTTTCACCTTTTCGTCGCTCATTACCTCCGATATCGCCGCCGCACACGGTTTCCAACAATTACCGTTGTGTGCGCAGTTTTTGCAATATGTTTCCAACACTTCATACACCGTCATATCACGCTACCTCCGAATTTGTTTTAAATTCGCTAAGAGCTTTCACTACAGCTTTATATGTATCGTTCTCTACTGCCTTGTCAACCTTACTGAGCATCTCTGCATTAAGGGCTGCGAGTGCTTTCATCCTTGTGTCATATTTTTTAGGAATCCTCATACCGGAAGCAACATCGGTTACATACCATCCATCACTCCGCTTATCAAAACCAAATTCGATTTCTCTTCCTCGCGGAGTTCTTACTACCTGTCCATAACCGCTAACCCGCTCGAAGTGATTGAGGGCTTTGAGGTCGTTCTTGTCAGATATCGCTGTGTAAAAGTCAAGTTTATACATTTTTGTTTTCCTCCTTATCGACATAAATATACAGCCATTTGCTCAAATTCGTCCATTTTATCTTTTGGAATTAAAAGGACTTTTTCATCTTCGCTCATGATGATATTATAGTCTTGCTCGATTAAATCGCATATTTCCAGTTCGCTCATAAGTGCAAGCTCTTCCGCTGTTGCCATTTTGTCTTTAAACGCCAGTTTTCTTGCGTCCCTTATCATCCCCGTGTAAAGAAGACGGTTGCTTAAATCTCTTCCATTCATTTTCATTTACCTCCAAATTTCTTCATTTTAGTTTTCTTTCTAAACCAAAGCTCATAAGGAATTTCTTTTTCATTCGCAATAATACATATTGACTTATCAGAAAGACTATCAGAGAGATTACGAACAAGCTCTATGCAGTGACCCCTTCGCAGCTCTTCCTTAATTTTTTCAATCTGTGTGTACGGACGAATAGAATCAGGGCGCACCTCAACTCTACGCATATTATGGTCGTCTACTTCGCCGCCCGCAGAAGTATTAAGGTTGGCTAAAGTATAGATATAATATCTGGGGTCATAAATGTAAGTCCCCTCATCATAAACGATACTGCCAACTACCGTCTCTCCCGAGTAAGTTTCACCGACATACTGATAATTTCTCTGCTTATTTGTCTGGTCAAAAACCATAACAGAAACAAACTTGCCCGAAGCTCTCATCTCATCAAGCTCTTTCTCTTTTTCTTTTCTTGTTTCTATATCAATATTAAATTGCTCTTCGAAACGATGATTGACATCTTTAAGTATATCGGCAAGGGTACGATTTGTATTAGCAGCGTTAGCCGCAGCAACCCCTATTGATTCTAATGCCTTATTTACGGTATCGCCATCTATGAGTAAGCCTTTGTTTTCATTACTCATTTTTATTTACCTCCGCTACATCACCGTCTATTAGCCGTTCAGCCGTCATAGTGTCATACTTAATACCCGCACACGCAAACTCGGGATTGTGTCCCACCGCGTCTGCCGATACCCAAACAGACCACCTATTAGCAGCTTCTCTCTTTGCCGTCTCTTCGTCGTCTGCTTCAATCTCATATGCAACTCGTCCTGAATAGTTGAACCGTACAAGATACTCCATTTTGTTTTCCTTTCTTAAATAAAATCTGCTATGAGCATACTGTCACCCATAACCACATCAGAGCACCTCAGTGTGTCTAATATCGTTTTCTTAATAGCTTCGCTTGCGTCTTGATAGCACCACGACTCTTCCCATATCGAGCAAAACGACGCGCACCCTCCGCCGTAATAATCTGAGAACAGTATTAGGTCTGCTGAGTCAAACCCCGTATCTACAGCCTTTATTCCATACCAGCCGTAATTATCATCGCGCAACTCGTCGAAGCTTTTGTTTGCGTTCTCAGAGTCTATTACAGCGAAGTCACAATCTGGAAATCGACTACCCTCACGAATACATTTACGCGCCCTTTCTCCGAGATAATCACTCAGCTCGTTTACTGTGCAAACCATAGATTCATTTTCTTTTCTCATTTTCAATACTCCTCCGGCAACAGCATGGTCGTCACATTACCCTCGTCGCCGAAGTCTGTGATTATCCAAATCTCGCCCTTACTTGTGTTATATGCGGCGAGCGTTCGTCCATCGCCTACCCGAACCGCCTTGTCGTTTAAAGCCTTGTCCTCTTCGGGGATATCACCCCAATCGCACTTTGTGTATCGCCCGAAAGCATCGAGCAGCTCCTCGCAAATTTTACCGTCACCGAGTATATTTGCTATACCCGGCGTCATGACCTGCATTCCTAAATCAAATTTTAATTTCATTCCAAATTTAATTCCTTTCTGTTAATCACACTCAACAAATTCGCCATTTCTAAGAGTGTACCAAGTATCGGCTTTAATTTTTTCTCCATCCACAATTACCGCTTTTATATTATTTAGTGGGTATCTATAACCATTCCAAGTGGTCCTCTCTACAAGAACAATTGCTGAACCAAGTCCTCCCTTTGCTCTTGATTGGATACCTGTCGCTATTGCAATAGAGCCTTCTTCTGTTACTGATGCCTCAGCGTGCCCACCCATATTTAAAGCTACCGATTTAGCAGCTTTGTTTATAGCTGTTGACTGGTTTCCAACATTTATTGCTACTGAATCCTCACCGTAACTTATGGCAGCAGAACGTCCCCCCGTATTCGCTGCTATAGACCGATATCCACCACTCAGTGCCGCTGAACCTTCGCCTATATTTGCTGCTATTGAATAAGCTTTTTGACCCCATGCAACTGAATAATCACCCGTATTTGCTGCTATTGTAAAACTTTTTATAGTCGTTGCCAGTGAATAGTGTCCAGCATTTGTCGCTATCGAGCCACAGCCCTTATTTAATGCTATTGAACAATTCTCTGCATTTTCCGCCACCGTATGGTCGCCGGTATTCACAGAATAAATTTCACTTTCGCCACTTTTGTCCATTGCGGCTTGTATCAATTCCTCAAGACTAATCTCATTACTAATTTCTATTTTTGTAGAAGCAATCTTCGAGTCATCACCGTTTTCGGAAAAATCGCCATCTTGTTCTACTTCACAATATCGATTTTCATGGCAAGGAGGATAATATTGAAGTACATTAAGTGGATTAGCGCAAGCATGGAATCCCTTTTCACAAGCTTTTGCTTCTTTCTCTTCGTACTTTTTTCCTATTTCATACTGAAAGTCTCTGCACTTTAAATCCTTGTCAAAGCCTTTATATGTTTTCATTTTTATATCTCCTTTCTGCTTGTTATTTTTTGTTTCAGCATTTGTCTTTGTTTGGGCAAGTATCACAATCGTAACGGATCCAATGTCCATCGCCGTCCTTACCCATACAATCACTCTCGCCTCGAGTTTTTACATATATGTCGTATGCTTCGTCTGTATTGTCGTCTATGGATTTATAATAAAAATCATAGTCTTTGTCTACACAGTTGTCGCTCCAAAACACACCAACATTACAACCGCAATCCTCATCAGCCCATTCCCCTTCAAACCTAACATCGTTTATGCAACATATTTCTGCAAGCTTATTGAGTACGGGTATAGGGCAGCTCCACGCCGTATCAAACCACAGCGTATTCTTGTGGTTGAGTGAGGAACATTGCGCGTTCCATTTTGTGCCCCAATTCGCCACACTCCAATCATACCAATTATTTGAGCCGTACAGTTCCCTCGTTCTCTTGTCTAAATCACCGCGATAAATGTTGTCGGGCATTGGGATAATTTTGTTGAAGTCAATCATAGACCCATTTCCTTTTATGTACTGAAGAACCCTGTCTATATTCTCCTGATTTCC